GACCGCACGATACAACCACGAAACCATCGCTCTGGGTTTCTCGCTGACCGAAGAGGCCATCGAAGATAACCTGTATGACAGCCTGTCGGCTCGTTATACCAAGGCGCTGGCTCGTGCGATGTCGTACACCAAGCAGGTTAAGGCAGCAGCAGTACTGAACAATGGCTTCTCGTCTAACTACCCCGGTGGTGATGGCGTGGCTCTGTTCAGCACAGCACACCCGCTGGTTAGCGGTGGCACCAACAGCAACACTCCGTCGACTCAAGTTGACCTCTCGGAAACCGCGTTGGAAAACGCAGTTATCCAGATCGCAGCTTGGACTGACGAACGTGGTCTGCTGATCGCCGCACGCCCACGTAAACTGGTTGTGCCTCCAGCATTGCAGTTCGTGGCAACCCGACTGCTGGAAACGCAACTGCGTCCTGGTACCAATGACAACGACGTTAACGCGATCGTTAACAACGGTTCCATCCCAGAAGGCTATACGATCAACCACTTCTTGACCGATACGAACGCATGGTTCCTGACCACTGATGTTCCTAACGGCATGAAGCACTTTGTTCGTACTCCGTTGCAGAACTCAATGGACGGCGACTTCGATACAGGTAACGTACGTTATAAGGCTCGTGAGCGTTATTCGTTCGGCTGGTCGGATCCGCTTGGCATGTTCGCATCGCAGGGCGCGTAATAGAAGGGGGGGTGATAAACCCCCCTTTTTTCATAGATTTATGCTATAACGCAGTAACTCCGGGAATCCCGGGTGTGGCAAACAGTCCCGGCTGACGTCAAGCAGATTGCCATACCGAACTCGCTTGAGAGGACAATTCGATGGCTGTATCTACTACCCAATCCATTTGGCGTTCGGGCGGCGGTGATAACACTCGCCAAGCCTATTGTGGCACCGGCGTCATGGCAGCAACCTTTTTCGTTGCTAACGCGGCAGTCTCTGGCAACGTTGTCGTTGCACAGGGTCAGACTGCTGAAGTCATTCTTCCTGCTAACGCTGTTGTAACGCACGTCATGATTACCGATGCTTTGACTTCGGGCACCATGAACGTTGGCTACGTGACAGTTGACGGCGCAACCAACAATGCTTCTTACCTTGCTGATGGCGCTTCTGCTGTGGCAACGATTACACCTGGCTCGACCGGCAACGGCGCTGGCCTTGGTCTCGTGATGAATGCTACCCAGAACGTCAAGATCACAACTCAGAGCAAGAGTTCGGCTGTTGGCAACGTTGGCGGCATCATCCTCTACTACGTTACTGATCCCCTCTTTGGTCAGCAGAACAGCTAATAGGGTGTCGCTATGGCTATGCAAACAGACGTTTTTTCGTATCACGCAGTAAGCTCATCGCTTGCGTATGGCGCACGTTCACGTCTGAAGGGTGTGGTTATATCCCCCGTTACGTCCGTAACTTTCAACTCATGTGTAGTTGATACTGCTGGGGCGTTGACGGGGACATACGATATTCCCGGCTCGACAGTATGTACCGTCACCATAGCTAATCATGGCCTGTCGAATGGCGCACGAGTTGGCTTCGACTTTACTACTGGTGCGGGAATAGATGATGCTTATGTTGTGTCGAATGCGACAACCAACACGCTCACTATAACCACGGCCAATCTAACGACCAGTGGTAATGTGACGATGTACCCGAAGGTCCTTACTGAATTGGATTCCTCTTCAGGAACGGCTTTTTACACATTAATTCCCGGTGAGGGGATTCTTGCTTCAGAAGGGTTATTCTGTTTGCTGCCATCCGCCAACGTAACCATGACTATTTTCTACGGATAGGAATAGCTTGTGATGCAAACGGACGTTAAATCTGCGATTGCAAAAAATACAGGGCTGCTTGTAACCATGATCCCTGTACGCTTGAAATCTATCACGGTGACAAGCGCGACAGTATCGGCAAGAAATGTTTCCGTATGTGACCCAACGGCTCAGAAATCTGGCACGTATTCTCGTACAAACCCTAGCGCTACAATCACCGTCACCATAACGAACCACGGTTTTGTTACTGGGCAACGAGTGTTTTTAGATTTTACCTCTGGCGCTGGTCGGGATGGTGCATACACGATTACGAAAACTGGCGATGATACGTTTACCTGTGTCGATACTGGCGTAACTTCTACGACGAGCGGCGACGTTACAGCGTATAGCAAGATTTTGTTAGAGGTTGATACCTTCAATACAATTGGCTTGCCTATTATGATTCCAGGCCAAGGTATTTACTGCCCTAACGGTATGTTTGTAGGATGTGGTGCGTCTGTAACGGCAACAGTTTTTTATGGCTAAGAAGACTCCATCCCTTGCTATCGGTCGCGGCGAAAAGCTGCCCGTATCCAAGGGCGCGGGTCTGACTGCCAAAGGCAGGGCGAAGTACAACAAAGCTACCGGCAGCAATCTCAAGGCTCCGCAGCCAGAGGGTGGCGCTCGCAAGCGTTCCTTTTGCGCTCGGATGTCTGGAATGCCGGGACCTATGAAAGACGAGAAGGGTCGCCCAACAAGGAAGGCGGCATCTTTGAAAAGGTGGAAGTGTTAACTGTGGACTTAGCATTTGTTTGGAATGGCGCTCTGTCGCTGTTTGTGGGCTTGTTTGCTTACATTGCCCATGAGAAGTTTTCCGAGCTGGCACGCATCACGATCTTGTTGAACAAGACCCGTGAGGAGATTGCGCGGGATAACGTGACAAAGGCAGAAGTGGATCGCATCACAGATCATATTGACCAGCGGTTTAATCGTCTTGAGACCAAGATAGATCAACTGATTGAGTCGCAACGGAGGGTGTTATGAAGCGCAAGGTAAAACGTTACGCCGAAGGTGAAATGGTTGAGGGCGATGAAATCCCGATGGACATGGAGCCTCGTCGTTCGATTAAAGATTACATGACCAACCCTGCCAAAGAAACTGAGGGTGGTTATACATCTCCAGTGCGGGAATACGCGCGAGAAGCAAAAGCGCCTGTAAGAAAACGCAAGCGCGTTCCAAAATATTCGGACGTTGTTAAAGCGTCGGAACTTGGTTCGCAAGACTTTTCTTCCAAGAAAGCTCCTGAAAAAAGTCGTGACATGAGCGCTGCTGCGTTGCTTGCTATTCCAGCGGCTGCCGCCGCTGCTGCTGGTATGCGGCGCAATATCAGAACAGGTAGCCGTGCTGGCTCGCGTGTAGAGCCAACCATGTCTCGAGTTCGCACGCAAGAGATTGATCCGTTTGATCAGATGGCGATGGATCGTATGACGGGCGAAGGCGGACGCAAGAAGGGCGGCCACATCAAAGCCAAGAAAATGGCAAGCGGTGGCTCTGCATCATCTCGTGCCGATGGTATTGCCCAGCGAGGCAAGACTCGTGGGAGGATGTGCTGATGAGAAAGCGTCGGAAGTTTGCTGACGGTGGCGTCACCGGCGGCCAAGTGCAGCAGCCCACTTATCCGTTCTATGGCAACCAACCGCAGGCTGGCGGTCAGAGTGGCGGGATGAATCAGACGTTCAACATGCAGCCGCAAGCCATGTCTGGTCCGAACGATCAGATGACACAGCGCTTTGCCAAAGGTGGACAGGCTAAAGTTGGCAAGGTCATGAGTGAGTTCAAGTCTGGCAAGTTAAAGTCATCGTCAGGTCAGAAGGTAACCAACCCCAAGCAGGCCATCGCCATCGGTCTTTCCGAAGCTGGCCTTTCCAAAAAAGCCAAAGGAGGCGAAATGAAAGAGTCGAAAGCGATGGTTAAGAAGGAAGTGTCGTTCATGAAAAAGAAGGGCGCTCCTAAGTCGATGATCAAACATGAGGAAGCAGAGATGACTGGCATGAAAAAAGGCGGCAAGGTTAAGAAGATGGCGATGGGTGGCATGGGTGCATCCAAGATGGGTTCAGTCAAAACTGCTGCTCCTAGCCGTGATGGCGTTGCTGTTAAAGGCAAGACTAAAGGCACCATGGTCAAGATGGCTAAAGGCGGCACGATGAAGAAAGCCTACGGCGGTAAGTGCTAACTGGAGAACTCCATGCGTGGTATGTCACCGAATGATGTAAGCGCCACACGAACTGGCCTTGATCTTGAGCGTGGACGTGAGCGAGAGATGGATTTAGCGGCAGCTCGTAGCCGTATGCCATCAACCATGGAAACGAACGTTCCGCGGATTCCAATGATTAGTCCGCCAACGCAACCGCCTGTTATGCCTGCTGCGATGCCAGCGGTACCACGAGTGCCGATGAAAAAAGGCGGCAAGGTAAAGAAGGCAAAAGGTAGTTCTGTGTCGTCTGCAAGCAAGCGGGCAGACGGCTGCGCCCAGCGCGGTAAAACCAGAGGGAAATTCGTGTGAGACCGTCACGCGGCATGGGGGATATCAACCCCAGAAAAATGCCCAAGGCGAAGGTAAAAGCTCGTCGGGACAATACTGACTTCACGGAATATGCCAAGGGCGGTTCCGTGCGGTTGGGTAAGCCGTCGGTGGAGGATGCTGTGCGTGGCGCTGCCAAGCGGTCAAAGGTCAACGCTGCTGGCAACTACACCAAGCCGGGTATGCGTAAGCGTATGTTTGAAAGCATCAAGGCATCTGCGGTGCAGGGTACGGCGGCAGGTCAGTGGTCAGCCCGCAAGGCACAGCTACTGGCAAAGAGATACAAGGCGAAGGGCGGAGGTTATCGTGGCTGAGAAAAAAGAAACCAAGAAAGAACGCGCTACTTTTAAAACGGTTCGTAGTTATCCATACGGTAGTGCGGAACTGAGCGGTAGTGAAGTGCTGCGCGATAATATTTCGACCGGCGTGCATTTTAAAGATGATGAAGGCGGGGAAAAGAAAGCTCGCGAATATGCTTCTGAAATGCAACGCGAAACTCGTGGCATGAAAAAAGGCGGTGCTGTGAAGTCAGCGTCAGCCCGTGCCGATGGTTGCGCCATGCGTGGTAAGACTCGTGGAAAGATAGTGTGAGATGAAAGCCCCGCAGCAAAGCCTTAAATCCTGGGGTGAGCAAAAGTGGCGAACGAAAAGCGGCAAGCCATCGTCAAAGACCGGAGAGCGTTATCTCCCGGAAAACGCGATCAAGGCTCTAAGCCCAGCCGAGTATGCCGCCACGACGAAGGCAAAGCGGGCAGGGAAGAAAGCAGGAAAGCAGTTTGTTAAACAGCCCAAGGGTATAGCACAGAAGACTGCGAGATTTAGGTAATGGCATACACCACTTCTACAACGACGTTCAATCCAACCGTCAACGAAATCTTCGAAGAAGCTTTCGAGCGTTGCGGTCTTGAGATGCGTACGGGCTACGATTTTCGTACCGCTCGGCGCAGCTTGAACTTGTTGCTGACGGAGTGGGCAAACCGTGGCATCAATTTATGGACTATCGAGTCGGCAACGATTCCGCTTGTACAAGGGCAGATTACCTATGATCTACCTATTGACACCGTGGATCTTCTGGAACATGTTATTCGAACTAATCCCGGTCAGATTGGCACCCAGTCAGACATCAACATCAACCGAATCTCTGTCTCAACCTACGCGACGATCCCGAACAAGCTCACGCAAGGGCGTCCGATCCAAGTCTGGATAAACCGTCGTAGCGGCCAGACCACGGACGTGCCGGGCGCAACACCGCAGAACCCGCAGATCAACGTTTGGCCGTCACCAGATCAGGGTACGGCACAGACTCCGTACTACTACTTCGTGTACTGGCGGCTGCGCAGGATGTTTGACGCGGGCAACGGTGTAAACGTTGAGGACATCCCATTCCGCTTTCAGGAAGCCATCATCTGCGGGTTGGCATACCGGTTGGCGATGAAGGTTCCTGGTGGTCTGGAGCGCATTCAGTTTCTGAAGGCGCAGTATGACGAGGCGTGGGAGATGGCGGCTGGCGAGGATCGGGAAAAGGCACCGGATAGACTGGTGCCACGCATGATCACATATAGGTGATGTATGCCTAGCAAGTACGCTAGTGGTAAAAAGAGTATTGCAGAGTGTGACCGGTGTGGTTTCCGGTATCAGCTCAAAGTGTTAAAGACGCTGACGATCAAGACGAAGAACGTCAAGATCAAGGTGTGTCCGACCTGCTGGGAACCTGACCAGCCGCAGTTGAGTCTTGGCCTATATCCGGTCAATGATCCGCAGGCGGTACGGGAGCCAAGGCCGGATTTGTCGTACTGGCAGTCTGGTATGACGGGGTTGCAGGCAGACTACAACTCTGGCACAAACATCTTGCAGGATGGATTCCCCGGTGGTGGTAGCCGGATCTTCCAGTGGGGTTGGGCACCGATAGGCGGGGCTAGGGCTAACGACGATGGATTAACGCCAAACAATCTTGTGGCGCAAACGACGGTAGCAAACGTGACTATCAACTAGGAGTGAATGATGGACAAGATGAAGCAGGTAGCCAAAGCCGAGGTGAAAGCGCATGAGAAGCGTATGCACAAAGGCATGAAAAAGGGTGGCGTAACCACCGCTGATCTGAAAAAATACGGGCGCAACGAGGCTCGCATTCAAAACCAGAAAACCAAGTGAGGCTGACATGGCAAAGTACTCTATGAAAAAGGGCGGGAAAGAGGTTGGTCCCGCTTCCGTTTATGCCCCTCCTCACACGATGACTGGCAAGGCTGTGTCTGCCAAGCTGAAGAAGATGGAAGATCCCAACAACATCGCTGTTGACAAGCTAGGTCCACGCACGGCTGTGCAGCGCGTGTCTGCGGGCGATCCTGGTCGGGAAGACACCAAGACCACGGGCATCAAGATTCGCGGTACTGGTGCTGCCACCAAGGGTGTAATGGCTAGAGGTCCGATGGCATGACATACGCCGAGCTTGTTACCGCGATACAGGAGTACACGGAAAACTACGAACAGACGTTCGTAGATAACATCCCTGTTTTCCTGCGACAGACTGAAACCCGTGTGTACAACACGGTTCAGGTTCCTGCCCTGCGTGCTAACAAGACCGGCATCCTGTCCACCAACAACAAGTATCTATCTGCGCCCGGCGATTTCCTCGCGGTGTACTCCATGGCAGTGATTGAGAACTATGGCACTGCCACCGAGGAATATCACTATCTGCTGAACAAGGATGTGAACTACATCCGTGCTGCTTACCCTACGCCAGCGGATACAGGATTGCCGCAGTACTACGCGATCTTTGGGCCGACGACTACTAGCAATGTTGTGACGGACGAGCTGTCATTTATTTTGGGTCCGACGCCAGATGCGGCATACACAGTAGAGCTGCATTACTACTATTACCCAGAGTCGATCACGACGGCACCAGATGGGCGCACATGGCTGGGTGATAACTATGATCCGATATTGCTGTACGGTGCTTTGCGCGAAGCATATTTGTTCATGAAGGGCGAGCAGGATTTGGTTGCCAACGTCGAGGCCAAGTACAACGAGGCTATGGGTCAACTGAAACGTCTGGGCGATGGCATGGAGCGTCAGGACGCATACCGTAGCGGTCAGGTTAGGGTGAGAGTCACATGACGATCTACCAAGGACTGACTACAAGCTTTAAGGTGGACATCCTGAATGGCCGCCAGAACATTGCGTCTGACACGCTGAAGATGGCGCTGTATGACGGCTATGTGGAACTGGATCAGAACACGACAGAGTACACATCAACGAATGAGATTACTGGTGTTGGGTATTCGGCTGGTGGTCAGGCGTTAGCGAACGTGACCATCAACTCAACCAGCAATGGCATTGTGTACGTCAGTTTTGACAACGTGGTGTGGAACCCGGCACAGTTTGTAACTAGAGGGGCGTTGATATACAACTTCACTCGAGCAAATGCGTCGGTAGCCACTTTGGATTTTGGTAGTGACAAGACGCAGGCGGGTAACGGTACGTTCTCTGTAGTGTTGCCACCTGATACGGCGTCGAGTGCGCTGATACGTATTAATTGAGGAGTAGCTATGAGCATCGAAACTTCTAAGTCAAGCGAAACCGTCAACGGCGCTGTCGCTCGTAAAACTGGCTTTGATGAAAAGCTGTCGGCTGGCGGCGTGTTTACCGTCACCTGCTATGACAGCGAAGGCAATCAGAAGTGGGTAGATATTTGCCCGAACCTTGTGGTCAATGTCGGCTTGCAGGACATGAACAACAAGTACTTCAGCGGCAGTACTTACACGGCTGCTTGGTACGTTGGCTTGGTGAATGGCACATCTGCTAGCACCACGTTCTCTGGCGGTGATACTTTGCCAACTCATCCGGGCTGGGATGAGAACACAAGCTATACCGGCAACCGCAAGGCTGCGACCTTTGGTGCGGCAACGTTGGCGGATCCATCAAACATCAACAACGCATCCTCTACCGCGTCGTTCACGATGAACGCAAACGCGACGATTGCCGGTGCGTTCTTGGCGAACGTGGCAACGGGCACCTCTGGCATTCTGTTCTCGGTGTCTGACTTCCAAGCGCCGGGCGACCGCACGGTGGTTAGCGGTGACGTCTTGAACGTAACGTATTCCTTCAACCTAGACGCAACCTGATAGGAGCTAAACATGTACAAGAAGGGTGACGTTGTAAAGCTCAAGGCTGCTGTACCGCAGGGTCCGATTGGGTCTATGCGTATGGATGAAGATGGCACCGTGTGGTGCCTGCTGGAATGGACTGGTGAAGATGGTCAGGTTCATTCACGCTGGTTTAAGGATGAAGACTTGGTGTCTGCGGAGTAATATGTGGCGCAAGTTGATGGCGGCTTTGGTAGTGGCACATGGGCGGAGGCAGCGTGGGGCTGCTCTGTCTACTACCCTGTCATCTCAAACGGCGGTTGGGGTAATGGTCCCTGGGGAGCAGATGGCTGGGGACTTGGTAACGGCGGTTTTATCACCGCATCGGATAGTGTCAACGTAGCGGCGACACCGCCGATTGCAGCAACAGTATCAGAGTCGGTACAGATCGTAGATGTAGTAAGCGCTGGGGCAAACTTCTCAACGCAGGTAGTAGAAGCGGCAACCGGGGCTGATCAGGTATTTGGCGCTAGGACTGTATCTAGCGCGGTAAGCGAAACGGTTTTTGCAAACGATTCTGTCAACAGCTTGGTGGTGTTTACAAGCGTGGTGTCAGAGTCGGCAGTAGCAGCAGATTCGGTAGCATCGCAGGCAACGTTGGGCGCAGCGGTACGCGAGTCGGCAAATGCGAGTGACTCTGTTATCAGGGTTGTAACGTTTGCGGTACAGGTAAACGAGCGTGCCAACGTTTCAGAAACGGTAGCAGGCGGACTTGTATTTACAAGCGTAGCAAGTGAAACTGCAAATGCGTCGGATGAAGTAAAGAGCGGATTTGGTATATCTGGTCTGATAAATGAGTCGGCTGCAATAGCAGATACGGCAAATGTTGTAAGGACTACGGTAGCGTCGATTGCGGAAGCTGTATCAACACAAGACCTGTTCAGCGCGTTGGCGCAGTTCATGGTCAAGATTACAGAGAACACGACGGCGGCGGATGAAGATGGCGCAGAATCAGACAACGATGTCTTTACCCGAGAAAGCGCAAGAGCATCGGATGTTGTTAGTTGCAGGTATTTGTGGGAATTGATAAATGACAGTCAAACGGCAGATTGGGTGGAGATTAACAACCCGCAGTCGGCAGGCTGGGCAACCGTGAGTACGACAGACAACGCAAGCTGGACGCTCATAAACACCATTTAGTAAGGAAAGATTATGGCAAGTACATATTCCCAGCTAAAGATCGAGTTGATCGGCACTGGCGACCAAGCAGGTACGTGGGGTACAACCACGAACGTCAACCTCGGGACTGCCTTAGAAGAAGCCATCACCGGTTCTGCCAACGTCACGTTTGCTAGTTCGAACGTGGCGATAGCGCTAACAGATACGAACGCTAGCCAGGTTGCGCGTAACCTTGAGCTAAACCTAGTTGGCACGATTACCAACCGCCAGACGCTGTTTATCCCTGCGATAGAGAAGCAGTACATCATCGTTAACAGTCTGTCGAACTCGGTTGTCATCTCCAACGGATCAAATGCGTCGCCGACGGGTACTACGGTGACCGTTCCGAATGGCAGATCGATGGTGATATTTAACGACGGTGTAAATATTGCCGAGACTACAAATTACATTACCGAGCTTGCCGTTTCCAACGTCACGGTGACTAACACTGTAAACGTTGCCACCGTCAGCGTTGCCAACGTGACAGTAACCAACACGGCAAACATAGCTACGCTGAATTTGACGAATGCTTTGGGCGTGCCAAGCGGTGGCACGGGCAGGGCAAACCTGACGCTGGGCAGCGTAGTGGTTGGCAACAACACCGGCACGGTAACGCTGGTTGCGCCGGGTACGGCAAACAATGTGCTAACAAGTAACGGAACGCACTGGGTCAGCCAGACTCCTACTGCGTCTGGCATTACCACAGGCAAAGCAATCGCTATGAGCATGATCTTCGGATTTTAAGGAGTTATTAAAATGGCAAACCCTAATATTGTTAACGTCACGCAGATCTACGGTCAGACCACATATCTGACGCCTGCAAACACGTCTAACTTTGTACTCGTTACCAACGCGGTCAACTCTGGCAACGTTTTCAAGCTAGATCAGATCGTGGCTGCAAACCAGACCAACACGGCGGCGAACTGCACGGTGATGATTTTCACCAGCGGCAACGTTGCGGCAGGTAACGCTGTGGTGGTGACATCGGCTAACGCGTTCCCGATTGCATCAAACATTTCTGTTCCTGCGTTTGCGTCGCTGATTGTGATGGACAAGACGACGGCCACTTATCTGCTGGAGGATAAGGCTGTCATCGTTGCCAGCGGCACGAACAACGCAATATCCTTCTCGGTAAGCTACGAACAGATCAGCTCGTAAGGAGCGGCGATGGCGATTCACGGGTATCCCGGCAACATTATCAGCGCGTCTTCGCCGCTGTACACGCCCGGCTTTGCGTCCGGCATTTGGAATCTTGGCTCGTGGCCTAGAGGGGTAACTGTTATCCAGACGTTTCTAGCGTCTGGTACGTGGACTGCGCCTGCTGGTGTGACCGCGGTGGATTACCTGGTGGTTGCTGGTGGAGGTGGGGGTGGAAACGGTGGCGGCTTAGGTGGTGGCGGTGGTGCAGGTGGATTTAGAACGGGAACCGCTTTGCCTGTAACCCCCGGAGCAAGTTACTTAATCACTATTGGCGCTGGTGGTGCCGCACAATCTGCTGCTAAGGGTGATAACGGTAGCAACTCAATTTTTTCCGCTATCACTTCAAATGGTGGCGGTGGTGGTGGTTATAGCGCAGGCTCTCCCGCACAGGCGGGTGGCTCTGGAGGTGGCGGTCAAGGTGATCCTGCTGGAACTGGTGCTGCTGGGAATACACCAAGCACATCTCCATCACAAGGAAACAACGGCGGAAACGGATCTGGCGGTGGATTTAGCTCAAGTGGTGGTGGCGGTGGTGGTGCAAATGCGATTGGAGTAAACGGGGTAACAAGCGGCGCTGGTGGTAATGGCGGTAATGGAACTGCGTCAAGCATAAGCGGAACCAGCACTACTTATGCTGGTGGCGGCGGTGGTGGCGTCGCTGGTGGAAGAGCAGCAGGTTTGGGTGGAGCTGGTGGTGGTGGAAACGCGTCTAACTCAGGCAGTGTTGCTGCAAGTAATGGCACAGCTAATACCGGCGGCGGAGGAGGTGGTGGTGGCGCAACTGCACCTTCAACTTTTGGCGCAGGCGGCAACGGCGGCTCTGGCATTGTCATCCTACGCTACACAGCACCTAATCAGTCTATCTTTGTGTTCAACTCTACTGCCCAGTGGACTGCCCCTGTCGGCGTGACGAGCGTGGACTATCTGGTTGTTGCTGGCGGTGGTGGTGGCGGGAATAGTTCTTCTGCTGGTGGTGGCGGTGCTGGTGGTATGAGGACAGGAACCGGATTGTCTGTTACTGGTGGCACGGAATATACGATTACTGTTGGTGCTGGCGGCGGTGGAAACACAAATGGGAGTAATAGCGTATTTAGCACGATTACTTCTACTGGTGGCGGTAAAGGTGGTTCAGCCGGTGGTGGAAGTAATGGTGGTTCTGGCGGTGGTGGGTATGCGGGAAATCCGGGAGGAACAGGAAACACGCCCTCTACATCTCCTTCTCAAGGAAATAATGGTGGCGCAGGAGGCGCATTTTCTCCAGTTTATTCATCTGGCGGCGGCGGCGGTGCTTCTGCTGCTGGTGGAGTAGGGAATAGTTCTGCTGGCACTTCTGGTAATGGAGGCGCAGGTACAGCCTCATCCATTTCTGGAAGTTCCGTGACCTACGCCGGTGGTGGTGGTGGTGGTGCAAACACAGATTTTGGTGGCACTCGCGGAACAGGAGGAGCCGGAGGTGGTGGGGATGGCGCACCAGTAAGTGGCAATCCGACTAATGGAACAGCAAATACAGGTGGCGGTGGCGGTGGTGCAGCAACTAGCCCGAACGCAGGTGGTTCTGGTGGTTCTGGTATTGTCATCATCAAGTGCAATCAATAAGGTAAGACATGAGTGATTATCCCGGCAGAATAATGACGCGTGCGCCGGTCATACCGAGCACGACGCAGGCATCTGGCATCTGGACGCTACAGCAGGCATTACAGGCTATAAAAGCAGGCGTGTGGCCGGGCATATCTACCAACACGGTGGTGCTGTCATTCACGGCTACCAACTCGTGGACATGCCCTGACGGTGTGTCGCAGGTGGATTACCTAGTGGTGGCGGGTGGTGCTGGAGGTGGGACGGGATCTCCGGGTACTTACAACGGTGGCGGTGGCGGAGCAGGCGGATTCAGAACTGGCACATCACTTCCAGTCGTACCAGGAACTACTTATACAGTTACCGTTGGGTCTGGCGGTGCTGTAAACACAAACGGCGGCAATTCGATTTTTTCCACTTTAACAGCTAATGGCGGTGGTTTTGGCGCTGGCACTGGGGCAACTACTGGGCAAGCAGGAGGTTCTGGCGGTGGCGGCAGAACCAACACTGCTGGAGGTGCAGGAAACACACCGGTTACCACTCCAAGTCAAGGCAACAACGGGGGTGCGGGTGGTGGCACTTATGGCGGCGGTGGTGGTGGAGCAACAGAAGTTGGCAATGCTTCGGGCAATGGATATGGTGGAAACGGAACGGCTTCAACTTTGTCTGGCACTTCCACTACATACGGCGGTGGGGGTGGTGGTGCGGTTGACCCTAATGTTGGAATAGGTGGCACTGGTGGTGGCGGCAATGGTGGTAAGGCTGTTCCTCCTGTAATCAACTCAACAGCGGGCACAGCAAATACTGGCGGCGGCGGTGGTGGTGGCACATCAAGCGCCCCAAGCACGGCAAGTGCAGGCGGCAGCGGCATTGTCATTATTAGATACCTAGCCCCACAGACAGGCGTGCTGACGTTCCCAGCTTCCGGCTCGTGGACTTGTCCGCCGGGCGTGGTCAGTGTGGATTACCTAGTAGTAGCGGGTGGTGGTGGCGGTGCGAAAGACTTAGCTAATGGTGTCGGCAGTGGTGCTGGCGGCGCTGGTGGTTATCGGACTGGCACTAACCTGTCTGTTACTGCTGGAACCACATACGCAATCACTGTCGGTGGTGGTGGTGCTACTCAAACAACAAGTAGGACAAGCGGCAACAATGGTAGCGGTTCTACGTTTAGCACTATTACATCTGCGGGTGGTGGTGGTGGTGGTGCTTATTTAGGCGCTGGTCAAGCTGGCGGCTCTGGCGGCGGTGGCGGTGGTTTTGCAAACCCTGCATCTGTTGGAGGGGCTGGAAACACGCCCAACACATCTCCAAGCCAAGGCAACAATGGTGGGGCAGGAGGTACTATTCCTAACTCTGGAGGTGGTGGCGGCGGTGGGGCAAACGCAGTTGGGTCAAGCGCGTCATCTAATGTTGGTGGTAATGGCGGCAATGGTTCTGCTTCTTCAATATCTGGGCAATCTGTTACCTACGCAGGCGGTGGTGGCGGCGGTGGTCTTGTTGCTGCTGGTGGCACAGGTGGTACAGGAGGCGGTGGTGCGGGTGGTGGTAGCGCAGCAGCGGGTACTGCTGGCACAGCAAACACTGGGGGTGGCGGCGGAGGCGGCGGCACAAGCGGTGCGGCAGCAGGTGATGGCGGCGCAGGCGGTTCTGGAATTGTCATCCTCAAACTAAACTCATAAAAGGACTTATGGACAGCAAAATCTACATGATGGTAGGGATTGATACAGCGATGCACCTGCTACGTCCGGGCGCTCGTTGGGAGATCACCAACAACTTCTTCAGCGTATGGGATGACCCACGCCCATGCCCGACGATGGAAGAAGTGCATGACACCATGGAAAAGATTAAAGCCTTCGAGGACAGCATCAACACCATCTGGACTGACGAGCAGATTGCGCAGATCACAGGTCAGCAGCGCGAGTACGACAAGGCGGTGAACGGATGAATATCCAGAACCTTTTTCCGCTGCCTATCGGGTTTGCCCGGCTCGGTCGTGATCTGACCAAGACAGAGCTGGACTTTATTCTCGGCCAAGAGCGCTACGCCAACGAAGGCAACGCCACTAGCGCCGACCGTAAGATATTGGTTGGCAAAGAGTTGACCGACATCCGCGATTTTATCGAAGACGCGATGTTGGAATACTTTAAGACCGTGCATGATCCTAAAGGTGACGTATCCCTGTACATCACTCAGTCGTGGTCAAACTACACAGAGCCGGGACAGTATCACCACAAGCACGCGCACCCGAACAGCTTTATCAGCGGTGTGTTTTACCCGCAGGCTGACAGGCTGGTAGACAAGATTTACTTTTACAAAAGCGGCTACGAGCGTATCAAGCTACAGCCAGACACATGGAACCACTGGAACTCTGAAAGCTGGTGGTATGAAGTTGGCGCAGGTGATTTGATTCTATTCCCGTCGCACCTTGAGCACATGGTTCAGACCAAGGTTGGCAACGAGACCAGAGTCAGCATTGCATTTAATACCTTTCTCAAGGGACACATCGGTGTCGATGAGAGCTTAACTGGACTGCAATTAGGAGAAGAGTAATGGCACATTTCGCGGAACTGGGTCCGAATAACGAGGTTCTTCGCGTTATTGTCGTGGACAATCGTGACACTGCTGATGCTAGCGGCATTGAGAAAGAGCATATCGGTGCTGCTTTCTGCGAGCGTCTCTTGGGTGGCCGCTGGGTACAGACCAGCTACAACGGGAACAAGCGCAAGAACTACGCCGGTCAGGGCTACACATTTGACGAGCAACGTGATGCGTTCATCCCGCCCAAGCCGTTTGCAAGCTGGGTGTTGGTTGAAGAAACCTGCCAGTGGAAAGCGCCTGTCGATATGCCGACAGACGGCAAGATGTATTCATGGGATGAAGCTACGACTTCGTGGAAAGCACAAGAAACTGCTTGAGGTAAATCATGGACGCTGAACTGCAAAAGGTAAAGCTGGAAGCAGAGGTTGAGCTTGCCAAGCTAGAAGCCACGTCACCTGCCAAAGAGGTGGCTGGTAAAGCTATCGGCAAGTTTGGGCTGGCTGCGATTGTGTCTATTGTGGTTATCGGCGTCGTGGCAAGCTTGTGGTTGGAAGAGTCCAAGATGGCGGCTGTTATGGGACTGCTGGGCGCTTCGTTGACTGCGTTAATTCAGATGTTAAACGGCATCGCTGGATCTGCGCCAAAGCAAGACAAGCCAGAGTTTGAGGTAATGAAACAGTTGATTGACAAGCTAGACCGCCTCGACCGCAAGGAGCCATCTATGCAGGTGGATGTGGAAGATGGAAAAGTTACCGTCAAGCGTGGCGATGACAAGGTTATTGCGGAGACTAAATGATTCCATTACTTGCACCGATTCTGACGCAGCTTGCAGGCGCTGGTTTGCAGAAAGTTGCCGACTCCGTTCTGGACAAAGGGCTAGAGCACGTTGAGGAAAAGCTCGGTATCAAGCTGGAGCCTAACGAGAACGGTGTGTTGGATGAGGGCAAGTTGGCAGAAATTCAGATGGCTGCCATGAAGCACGCAGAGTTTATGGCAGAGATTGATCTGAAGAACACGCAAGATGCGCGGGAGATGCAGGAAAAGGCTATGGAAAACGCAGATCCGTGGGTGCGTCGGTACGTGTACATCCTTGCCGGTTTTTGGTCTTTGTTTGCTACGAGCTACATCATTCTCATCACGGTAGCCGACATTCCAGAGAAGAACATCCGGTTTGTGGATACTGTTCTTGGCTTCATCCTTGGCACGGTGGTGGCTACCATCCTGAACTTCTTCTTTGGTTCTAGCCAAAGCAGCAAGGACAAGACCAAGGAGCTGATGAAGAAATGAAGCTTTCGCCGAACTTCACGCTGGAGGAAATGACCGTCAGCGACTATGCGGCACGGCACGAGCTAGACAATACTCCGCAGAACGAGCACCTGCTGAATCTCAAGCGCTTGGCAGCTTTTTTGGAATCGTTGCGAGCGTTGCTGGGCAAGCCGATTAGCATCAACTCTGCTTACCGCAGCCCGCAGGTTAATGCGGCAATTAAGGGGTCGAAGACTAGTCAACATTGCCACGGTACGGCAGCAGATATTCGTGTGTCTGGAATGATCCCAGATCAGGTGGTAAAGCGTATCATTGCGTCAACGTTGCCATACGATCAGGTTATCCGTGAGTTTTCAGATCCGGTGCGTGGTGGTGGCTGGACGCATGTCAGCATCCCGAACGCAACAGACGGAAAGCCTAGAAAAATGGCGCTGATCATCGACAAGAAGGGCACGCGCCCGTACAAGTCAGGTGGGTAAAAATGCCGTTACAGCTTTTACAATTTCGCCCCGGCATCAACCGTGAGGGCACCACGCTTGCAAACGAAGGCGGCTGGTACGAGTGCGACAAGATACGGTTTCGTTCTGGCTATCCACAAAAGCTGGGCGGTTGGCAGCCAATCACGCCTAACACTTACCTCGGCGTTGCCCGTGGGTTAATCAACTGGGTCACACTCAAGGGCTATAACCTGCTGGGTGTTGGCACGAACCTGAAGTACTACATTGAATCTGGTGGCGTTTACAACGACATCACGCCCGTCAGATCCACGGTTACGTTGACAGATCCGTTTACGACAGTCGCAAGCTCCAAGACTGTCACAGTAACGGATGCAGATCACGGTGCCATTACCGGCGACTTCGTGACTTTCTCCGGCGCAACAACGGTTGGCGGGTTGAATCTGAACGGTGAGTATCAGGTTACCTATATCAGCAACAGCCAGTACACCATCGAAGCCGATACGGCGGCAACATCGAGCGCGACCGGCGGCGGCACTGTTACAGCGGTGTATCAGATCAACACGGGTCTTGCTGTTTACAGCTACGTCACCGGCTGGGGCACGGGCTTGTGGGGCGGCTTTGTAACCGGTGCGCAGCAGACTACGTTGTCAGCGTCGTTGAACTCAAGCAACACCAATATTGCTGTGGTGTCTACTACTGGGTTCTCGAATGCCACCGGCACCATATTGATAGATCGAGAGCTTGCTACCTACACTGGCAACACGGCGGTGGTGTTTACCGGCGCAACACGCGGGGCGAACGGCACGGTAGCGACGTCGCACGCCAATAGCACGGTGGTGTACAACGCCAACACATTTACCGGCTGGGGGCAGTCGTCCGCCAGTAGTATTGGCTTGCAGCTACGCTTGTGGTCACAGGCAAACTTCGGTGAATATCTGATCATCAGCCCGCGCAATGGTCCGCTGTACTTGTGGATACCGCAGTACACCGGCGCTAATGTGCTGCTGTTTAATGAGCCAGCCAAACTGCTGTCGCCCACGTCGTCTGGTGTGTATCAGACCGATGCAGACTGCCCTGTGGTTGCAGCGCAAGTTATGGTGTCGGACGCCTCACGGTTTGTGATTGCCATGGGCGCTAATGATTACGGTAGTTCCGAGCAGAACCCGATGCTGATCCGCTGGTCAGATCAGGAAAGCTACAGCACTTGGACGCCTGCGATTACCAACCAGGCTGGCAGCTACCAACTATCCAGCGGTTCCACGATTGTGACCGCCATCCAAACACGGCAGGAGATTTTAGTCCTGACAGATGCGGCGGCATATTCCATGCAGTATCTGGGTCCACCGTTTGTCTGGGGCTTCAACATCCTGTCCAACAACATTTCGATCATTGGTCCGAACGCTATCGGTGCGGCGAACAATATCGTGTACTGGATGGGTCTGGACAAGTTCTACGTTTACACAGGCCGAGTGGAAACGTTGCCATGCGCCCTGCGGCAGTACGTGTACGGCGACATCAACCTAGAGCAGAGCTACCAAGTGTTCTGCGGCAGCAACGAGGGTTACAGCGAAATCTGGTGGTTCTACTGCTCTGCCGACAGCACGACGGTCAACCGGTACGTGATCTTCAATTATCTGGACAAGGTCTGGTACTACGGCACGCTGGATCGCAGCGCTTGGCTGGATAGCCCGCTACGCAATTACCCGATGGCAGCTACCTACAATCACACCATCGTGTTCCATGAGAATGGTAATGATGACGTTGAGGTTAACGGCACCATCAATCCGATAGATTCATACATCCAGTCGTCAGACTTTGATATTGGCAACGGCCACAACTTTGGTTTCGTGTGGCGCATGATTCCTGATATTACGTTTGACGGATCTGACAGTGCTGCGCCTGCCAAGCCAGAGGTTACGTTTAGCGTAAGGCCGCGACAGAACCCTGGTGCGCCGTATGGCGTAGCGGCTTCGCCCACCGTTCAGTCTGCGCAGTCTTACGCTGCCCAGCGGAACTACACGGTGCAGGAGTTCACGGAGATTGTGTACACCCGGATTCGCGGGCGGCAGATGGCATTCAAGGTCAGCTCTAACCAGATTGGCTGTGCATGGCAGCTAGGCGCTCCTAGAATTGATGTGCGTGCTGATGGCCGGAGGTAAACATGTCAACCGGTACCACAAAATCCCCAGCATTACCAGTCGCTCCGGTAGAATACAGTCGTGCTTATCAGGATCAGTTAAACAACGTTTTGCGGTTGTATTTTTCGCAATTGGACAATGCCGGTCCGAGCGCAGGATCTGTACAGAGAACGGGAAATACTGTTGTTGCTGCGTTAAATTTTAGTGCCATTGATCCAACTAGCGGTAACTCCGTTGTTAGTTTTGCTACCAGCATGGATGAGTCGGCAGGCAAGTTGCGAATCGGCGATGTGTACTATGACGTTGCCACAAACGTATTAAAAATAAAGGTGTCTTAATATGAGCCTCCATACCCTAGCCCAACATCTGCAAAGCGCCGGTAGGGGCGACGATACCGTCCTCGTTCACATGACTCCCGGCGAGGTTAGCGGCTTGCAGTCATTGGCGATGGCGCACGGCGGAAGTCTGACAATTAACCCAGAAACTGGCTTGCCGGAAGCTGGGTTCTTGCGTGCGATTCTGCCCATGGTGGCGGGCGCATTCTTGGGTCCAGCCGGTATTGGGCTTGCGTCTAGCGCGCTTCAAGCTGGACTGATGGTGGGTGCAGTTGGCACGGCGGCTACAGGCAGTCTGGGCAAGGGCTTGATGATGGGCTTGGGTGCCTATGGCGGCGCAGGCTTGGCGGAAGGTCTAATCGGTGCAGGCGCTGCAAGTACTGCGAAAGCCGGTGCTGGGGCAGGAATGTCTGCATATACAAACCCAGCAGCATTCGCGGGCAGCGTCACTCCCGCAGTAGGCACGGCAGGTACAGCAGGTGCAGCAGGTGCGGCAGGAACAGCAGGAGTTAATGTGCCGCCGGGATTGCAAGCGGCAACTACTACAGGTTATGCAACGCCGACAACATCTACATTAGCACCGGCTGGTGCTGTCACCAATCCAGCATCAGGCCAGCTCATCGCTGGAAATATAAATTACGGCGGTCAAGGCATGGTGAACCCAGTGCCGTATGGCGGCGCTGCGCCACCCCCTCCTCCTAGCGTATTGAGTTCCGTTAAAGAAGGCGTGTCTGGCGCTTACGACCGCGCATCAAACACGCTTGGCAAATTGTTTAGCGGATCAAAAGAAGACGAAGCGTTTAGAAAAGAGTGGCTAGAAAAGTACAAAAACCCGCTGATTGCTGGCGGCGTAGGCACACTTGCCATGTACAAGCCAAAGCAGCCGGGCGCACCGGAAGAAGCGCCTTACGAATACACGCCGTTTGACTATGTGCGTCCCTACAACCCAAGCGCCATAGAGCCGGGCAGCTCAAAAGAACGTGGCTATTTTCGCGCAGCAGACGGCGGGTTGGCAACGTTGCCAGTAGAAAATATGTCGCGGCAGAACGCGCTGATGGACAACAACAGATATCCGATGGCGTTCCAGCAGACACCAACTTACGCCAACCCATCAGAGCGCCCTATAGCGCAGAACGTCATCTATCCATCAACAGATGCGTCGGTTTCTCCGTACAGCGGCACACCTGGCATGGCAAGCGGCGGTGTGGTGGCGTTAGCAAATGGTGGTCCGACCCCACAGCAGATTGCTGCTGGACAGACAGCCTACGCGGCACAAGAAAAACTAATCAACAGTACGGTCAAACCTTACAATATTGACAGTATTGCTGAACCAAAAGGTGGTTGGACGAATACAAACGTTTACGCCACTTACGCGCCGTTGCTAACAAAAGAGCGGAACGAACTGATGGCGTTGCGAGGACAACTGCCACAGTATTTGGACGCCAAGGGCGAGCCAAAACCGGGATTCGAGGATGTTGTTGGCCTGCTGCAAAATGCTATCGCGGGTCAAACTGATGACCTGACGCAAGCGGTTGAAACTGTCTACGGCAAAATTCCGAGAACAGATCCTAACTTCGAAGATCCGAAAAAAGCGGCAGCAATAACCGCTGCACAAACCAACGAAGAAGCGCAGATAAATGCGCTGTTGGCAAACTTCGTTAACAACGTGCCCACTGTTCCCGGCATACCAGGCTTGGCAGGCTCAGAGTTTGCAAAGGAAATCAAAGCTAGGCTGGATGCTGAAACTGCGCAGAAGCAAGAAGCAGCGATATTCCAGAACAACATCGTTCCTGTGCTGACCGGCGTGACCGGCCAACCAAAACCGGCTGACTCTATTAAGTTGGTGAACGCGATGGTAGCGGCTGGCCTGATTGACAAAGAAGGCAAGACGACTGCCAAGGGCGAACAGTTTTCTGGAGTAGCAGGTTTTGCCAAAGACACGTTACAGGCGTATCAAGAGGGTGAGAAGTCATTAGCTCGTTCTAGAGAAACATCTGCGGCAAGATTGCCAACGTTTGAAATGCCGCGAGAAGGACTTGAAATACTTGCGGATAAATTAAAGGAAATTCATTCAGGAAAAACACCTGCACCTAAAATTGGTGCGGTAACAAATGCCACCCAAGGTTGGAACACCACGGCTAGAAATTTGACTGCTGCCGATGTAACGGCGGTATTTGAAGAAGTTGTTGGCCGTAAACCAACAGCAGCCGAACTACAGCAGTACGTAGGTAATCGCGCTAGCCTTCAAGATTTTGCAGCGGGCATCGGCGCAGCGCCACTAGACCACTTAACTGCACGCAGCAAGCCATTTACCGCAGATGAAATACAAGCACAGGCCAAGTACTACTGGGGCCGCGAGATGGATGACGGCGAACTTGCGGGTTTTATAAAGGGAGCTAACGCTGGTTCATATCCTACATTTGCTCACCTTCGTAATGCCTTAACTGCACACACTGATCGAGCTGGCAAAAATTCATATCAGCTTAACCTGCAAAATCAAGTAGATCTTGCAATTAAACCGCCTCCAGTTGGACCTACACCAGTTGAGATTGCTGACGTTTACAACGACGTACTTGGGCGCAAGCCAACCAAGGCTGAATACGATGCTGCTGTATCTGGAAAAACGCCTGTTGCTGCGCTGCGCACCAACCTGCTGAACAGCACGGAGTATCTTGAGAAGCGTATTTATCAGCCAGAAGACCGACCTTCGGGCGTAGGTGGATCTGGTTTTGCCGTACAACAGCCGGGTGCAGGTGCGCCAAGCACTACGACTGGCATCGGCACGCTGCCCGGCACAACGCCTATTTCTGGCGGCACTGGATTTACGTCAGCGCCGACAGCGCCGCGAGTAAAGACGCCGGAAGAGATTGCTGCTGATCAGGCATACATGCAGGCTTATACTAGTTACACCCCAACTGGTGGCGGCATCGCACGGCCTGTTATGGATGAGAAAATGCAACAAGATATTGCGACCGTTGCAGGCAATATCTATCGTCCGCAATTCTTGCCAGCAGCGGAAACGCCGGATATCCGCTTCATCCGTGACGTCACGGGTCAAGCGTTCCCGTACCGTGATCCAAACAAAGAGCTGGGGCTGACAGGACTGTACTCGCAGTTATCGCAGAAGATGCCTGACCTGCGACAGGGGCTAACGTTTACACCTAGCCAAGGAGCCGTGTTGGCTGCGCCGTTCTCGAACGTGACGCCGGGCTTGATCACCTTGCAGTCTGCTGCTGCGCCACAAGCGTACACACCGCCAACACCGGTGTTGGCGGGCACAACTACGCAGACGGTTGCGCTGACACCAGAAGAGCAGATGTTGATGGCGCAGGCGCAGAATCTGCAACAGAACCGCACAGCAACTATGGCAGCCGGTGGTTACGCTGGCGGCGGGTATCACTTGGGCGATTACTCTGATGGTGGACGTTTACTGAAAGGGCCGGGCGATGGAGTATCTGATTCTATCCCTGCTTCTATTGGCAACAGGCAGCCTGCTCGTCTTGCTGATGGTGAGTTTGTGATTCCAGCGCGAATCGTGTCAGAACTTGGCAACGGTTCCACAGACGCAGGAGCGCGGCAGTTGTACGCCATGATGGAAAGGATTCAGAAACGCAGGGGCAAGACCGTAGGAAAGGGCAAGGTGGCTGTGGATAGTAAATCTCGTAGTCTCCTGCCTGCATGAGTGAGATAACGTACAAAGCAGTTAACCCGTTCGAGTTTGCAAAACAACTGGAGGAAATATTTCCAGCTCACTACGATGAGTTGTGCGTAACCAAGGATTTTCCGATGGCACCGGATTACGACCGGTACGCACAAATGGCACAGATGGGTTGGTTGATATGTATCAACTGCATGGATGGTGATGAGTTAATTGGGTACATCATTTTTATTATCCAGCCGCACTTGCATTACAAAACTTGCATAACCGCATTTGAAGATATTTATTATTTGAAACCGGAGTACCGCAAAGGGCGCATCGGAATCAAGATGTTTAAGTACGCGGAAGAAGTCTTGAAAGAGATTGGTGTGGACAGAATCATCATGCACACCAAGATACATCTGGACAATTCACGTTTGTTTGAATATCTGGGTTACAAGCACACTGATAAGCTGTACACAAAGATATTGCAGAGGTAGTTATGAACTATTCGCGCAGAGCACTTGAAGCATTTGGCGAACCGTTTGGTGAGAGCGCAACCCGATTAAAAGTGGGTGGGCGCATCTATGGCGGGGGTGGATCACCTGCGCCTGGACCACCTGCTAACACTACCAACATTCAATACACCTACCCGCCTGAAGTGCGGGGTGATGTTATTGATCTTGCCAAGAACGCCATGCGTGCGTCCAAGTCGGAGTACCAGCCGTACACGCGGGAGCGCATAGCTGGATTCGATCCGTTCCAAGTTACCGCGCAGCAGGCGGTTGCTAACCTTGGACCAGCGCAACAGCTTGGTGCTGCTACGCAGTTTGCTGGTGCTGCTGGCTTGCGGGCGGGCGACATCAATTACATCCCTAGTCAGTTCCAGACTGGCTCGTTCACACAGCCTGGTGCGGCAGAAACGTACATGTCGCCGTACTACCAGAACGTGGTGGACATACAGGCGCGTGAAGCAAGGCGTCAGTCTGACATTGAGCGCACAAAACAGCAGGCACAGGCGGTCGGTGCTGGTGCGTTTGGTGGTAGTCGGCAGGCTATTCTGGAAGCAGAGCGTCAGCGCAATCTTGGTACGCAGATAGGTGACATACAAGCGCGTGGTGCGCAGGCTGCTTACGAGCAGGCGCAGAACTTGTACCAAGCAGAGCAGCAGCGAGCGCTGGAAGCACAGCGGCAGACAGAAGCATCACGGCAATACGGTGCAGGACTTGCTCTGCAAGGATTGCAGCAACAGCTAGCAGCAGCACAGCAACTGGGCGGCTTGGGTCAGGCGCAGTTTGGGCAGCAAAAAGACATCATCAACGCGCTGCAAAGTGTTGGTCAGCAGTATCAAGCGCTGGAACAGCAGCGGCTTACGCAGCAGTACGAAGACTTCCTGCGGCAGAAGAAGTATCCGTACGAGCAGTTAGCGTTTGCCAAGGAGATGATTGCTGGTATTCCAACGCAGACTACACAGGCTGTCTATCAAGCGCCGCCGTCTACGACTGCGCAGTTAGCGGGCATAGGCACAGCGTTGTATGGGGCAAGCAAGTTGTTTGGCAGCAAAGAGGGTGGTCTGATGTCTAGCTACGCAGGCGGCGGATTAGCTGACCTAGCGATTGATCATCTGTCGAGGGGTTAAGGATGAAGCGCGATGACTTTGGTGTGCGGATAGACGAGATCCGCGAGCTGGCAACCAAGTACAGCAAGCCTGACTTGGCGCGTATGGTGCAGATGGGCATGTTGGAACCACAACGTGCGCTGATGGCGGGCATGATGATTGACCGCATCACCAAGTCTGCTATGCAGCCGCCACAGACTACAGTTGTAGAAGACGTGCTTTCTCCGCAGCCGCCTACAACCGCACAGGGTCAGATGCCGCCGGGCATTATGGCAGCAGCGGGTGCGCCTGCGCCTAGTGCGGGCGTGGCAGCGTTGCCAAGCGGGATGCGACAGATGGCAGGTGGTGGCATCGTGGCATTTGCTGACGGTGGCGATACCGAAGACTATGCTGATGGCGGCGTAATTGCTATGGCTGGTGGCGGGATGGAGGACTTTAGACGTGATCCGGCTAGTCGGGTAAACCCGCGTGTGCAAGCACAAAGAGATCAAGAGCGTCAGCGTATTTTGATGGAAGAGTTGGCGGATGCCCGTGCAAGGCTCGCCCGTGGTGACCCGCGTGCGCAAGGCGATGTTGATGCTTTAACTCGCGAACTGCGTAGGGCAATACCGAAACCAAGTGCTGATGCTGGTGTTACATCACTATTCCCGTCCGCACAGGCGGCTGAACCTATGGCTGCTCGTGCTCCGGTTACTTCTGCACCAGTAGAGGATGAGGCTATTTATGATCCGATGACTGGTGTCAAAATATCCGGTCCAGAGCCGACGGCGTATTCGCCACAAGTAAAGCCTGGTACTCGATATGAGCCAAATATAATTAAAGACATCTTGCAGGGTTCACCCGGTGGTGCAAGACCGGCACCTGCTCCTGCGGCTCCTCCGAGCAAAGAGCCGCCTCCGCCAGCAGTGGTTGAACGACGGCCTGCTGAAGAAAAGGCTGCACCTGCTGTGCCAGCAGAACCAGAGATCAAAAGGCCAAAAGCTATTGAAGCACAACAGCTTGAGGTGCCAAAAGAACGCACTCTCAAAGAAGAGGCTGCTGATATCAAGGCGGCGTATCAAGAGCTGGGCGTTGATGTAGACATGTACAAGAACCAAATGAGAGAGCTAGAGGGCAAGAAGGCTAGTTTTGCACAGAGAAAAGAGAAGGCTCTTGGTGCTGCTCTGATGGCTTTTGGTTTCGACTTGGCTAGTGCTCGTGAGGGGCAGGTCTTCCAGCAATTAAACAAGGGCGGCCAGAGGGCGCTTGGCATGTACGTGAATGACATGGACAAGATTGCCGAGAACGAAGACCGCATCGACATGTTGAATCGTCAGCTTCAGATGGCAGAGAACAACTTCCGTCGCACGGGAGCAGACTCCGCTCTGACGCAAATGCGGGCTAGGCGTGAACGCATAGAACAGGTGCAGGCCAAGAACGTTGAATTAAAGCAGCGTGCGGCAGAAGCCACAGCAAATCTTGAGGCAAGCGTTTACCAGACCGATGTGGGTGCTAAAGCAAGAAAAGACGTGGCTGATGCACAGGCTGCGGCAAAAGCAGCCGTGGCTGGCCGAGCAGGTGCGTTGACGCAGAAGCAGCGGTTTGATATTGAGCAACAACTGCGTGTTGAGCTTGAGCCAAAGCTACGAGAGCAATACAAAAATCATCCCAACCCTGACAAGAAAGTTGCAGAAGAGTTGCAGAAACAAATTAGAGCAAGGATTTCAGAACTCGAATCACGGCAATCTGGTTACGGTGGCAACGTTCCCGCCCAAGATATGTTTGCAGAATGGTCTGTTGAGGGTATGTAAATGGCTCAATACAAGGTCACCAGCCCCGAAGGCAAGCAGTACGTTGTTAACGGTCCGGCTGGTGCTAGCCGTGAGCAAGTACTAGAAGTTCTCAAATATAAGCTTGAGGCGGAGGAACGTCCCGAGCGTTCGCTTGGGCAAGAAATAACTGCTGGATTTGCTCGAGGCAAAGAACGTCTGAAATCTGCGCTAGGTGATGTGTTGCCTGCGATGGTGGCAAGTGGTCTTGGTTTTGAAGATTACGCCAAGAAGCAAATGGCAGAGGCCGCTCAGTCAGAGCGCGACATAGCAGAATTTAATCCACCATCATTCCGATCCTACAAAGACGTTACCGGTCCAAGGTCTGCGCTGGGCTACGTTGCTGAGACGCTGAGTGAAACAGCGCCTGACATCCTTGCATCTTTACTTCCCGGTGGTGTTGGTGGCGCTGCGGCTCGTCGTATAGGCACCGCTGGACTGCGAGAGTTGGGTGCTGCTGGTGCGGAGCAAATCGCTCGTCGCGGCGCTATGGGTGAGGCTGCTGGTGTGTACTTGGGCAGCTATGCACAGAACGCACCCGAGGTATTCCAGAGTATCTACAACGAGACAGGTCAGCTAGAGCCGGGCGTGGCTGCGATATTTGGCTCTGTCAGCGCTGGGCTAGACTCTATCCTACCGGCGTCTATCCTGCGATCCATGTCAGCGCCTGTTAAGGTGGGCGTGGTGGAGAAGATCCTTGAGCGGTCAGGCATGGAGCCTAGCCTGCTGCGCAAGGTTGTGGCGCAGGTTCCTGGGAATGCGGCAAGAGAAGGTCTGACAGAAGCGGCGCAGGAAGCAATCAATATCACAGCAGAGGACTTCGTCAAGAAGACGGACAGGATCTGGGACAGTGAGGATTGGAACCGAATCGTTGAATCTGGTATCCGCGGCAGTATTGCTGGCGGCGCTTTTGGCGTTCCCGGTTCCGTGGCCGAGCGCGTACGTGAGCGTGCGGCAGAGCCAGAGCGGTTGGCACAAGACATCGCTACAGAGGAAGAGCGGCTGGCACAGATTGTGCCGGAAGCCCCTTTGGAAACGTTGCCACCGCCGATGGTCAAGATTGACCGGAATGATCTGCTACAGGCAGGTCTGAAGCCGCAGTCTGTCTACGTGCGGGAGCTGACTGGCAAGGATCCGTCTATCCCAGAAGAGGCTAGCCAGATAGAGGCCACGCTAGCAAAGATGCGCAAGAACTCGAAGATGGATCCAGAAGTACTGGCGTCCGTCGAGAACGTAATTGAGGCGTACAAGGCACGGCCAGCAGAAGATACTGTTGCAGCAGAACAGCCAACCCCTGCGTTGTTTAGCCGTACGCCAAAGACATCCCCTGTCAAAACTTACAAAACGGCTGATGGTTATACGTTTTACGAATTGCCTACCGGAGAAGTTGTTGACAACTTAAATCCAAATCTTGTTGATATATCTTGGCCTTCAAAAGAACAGTTCTTTCAAGACACCGAAGGTACTGCATACGAGGTAGATGATGAGCTTGGCAAAAGAAGAGCTGCTATAGAAAGTGTAGGCAGCGCAAAACCAATTCCAGAAAGACTTGCCACGTTTTTCCCAGATGATGCACAAGCGCAATTCTTAAGAGCTAGAAACAAACAACTTGCGGAGCAAGAAGCCAAGGATAGGCGCTCACAACTGCGCTTGGTTTCTGATGATGAGACATCAACTAAATCTTTGTTCAGTGCAGAGCGCAAGAAAACCAAAGAACGTATCCCAGAGCTGGAAGAGTTAGCGCAAGGCGTTATTGAAGGCAGAGTTACCAAAGAGCAATACGACGAAGGCGTCAAGGCATTTAAGCCTGTAACGCCGTACACAGAAATTCCTGCGCCTGCTACCTCGGCAGACTTGGAGCGGTCGCTTTCTACGGATAAACGAGAGCGCATCTACTCTCCGCGGGAGGAGCTGGAAGAGGGCTACCCAGTTGGGTTGCGGCTGGACATTCCTGCTTACACCAACCATGGCGTGTGGGCTATCTCCGTCCACGAGCAGCAGAAGAATTTTAATGCCGGTAAGTCTATTGGATATGATTCTGTGGCAGCCATCACAGAGCCTACGTTTGGTGCTGTAGAAAAAGCTGCACTGTCGATTGCTGCTGGCAAAGCCAAGTCCACCATTGCTGTGGTCAAGGGTAAGTGGAAGCCGTTGACAGAGAAGGAAGCGGTTGCGCAGGCGAAGGCAGCGCTAAAAGATAAGAATTGGGCGCAGGTGGGGATGGATCCTACCCGACATGCTTACTTCTATGATCGCAAGACAGGCGAGCCGGTTGTTTCTGGCGATGAAGCAATCATGGTGGGTCCGCTGGTGCTGGTGAAGAACCCAGTCTACGCGCCTAAAGATCAGTTCTTGTTTAGCAGTTCTCCGTTAGTTAACGCGCCGCCCAACGAGCGTGGTATGTCTAGGGATGCTGTTGAAAATGTTGTCCAGACTATCAAACGTACGTGGACAAATGCTCCTGCGCACGTAACCGTACAGAGCGTCAGCGATTTGCCCAAAGCTCTCCGCGAGCAAGCAGAGCGGGATGGTGTTAATCCGCGCGGGGTGTATGAGCCAGATAGTCAAATTGTGTACTTGGTCGCAGACAATATACCGAACCAGGCACAGGCGGCCATCACCCTAGCGCACGAAGCCCTCGGCCACTTTGGTTTGCGTGTGGTGCTGGGCAAGAACTTCAACAGAATGATGGACGACCTGTACCGCACGAACAAGATGGTTCGTGACCGGGCAGACGAGAAGATCAAAGAGGGTGACGACCAGCGTACGGCTGTTGAAGAAGTTTTGGCAGAGATGGCGCAAGAGGTGTACGACACCAGAGTGCCAGAGAACAAGAACAAGATATCCGCTTTGCAGAAGGTCATCAACGCGATTAAGCAGTTCCTGCGCAATCTTGGTGTACCTGTTGGTCGCATCAAGGATGAGGAGGTAATTGGCTTAATTGCCAACGCCCGCAAGTCTGTGGTGCGGGGTCCTGTTAAAGCGGCTATATCAGCCAAGGAACAGGCCAAGTACAGCAAGCGGTCGGCCAACATCTTCAAAGGTCTGAACGAGCAGGTAAACAATCTGCCGGGCATGGACTCCCAGCTAGCTGAAGACTTCAAGAATTCTATGTCCAACCTGCCGGACAAGATTCGTGGTGCAGCGTTGGGCTTCTTGACCATGCCGCAGATAGAAGAGGTCTACGGCACTCAACTGCCGTCGTTGAAAAAGCTGACGTCCGCGCTTGAGTCTCGGGCTGCTGACATGATGCGCCGTCGGCAGAACATCTCGAAGAATATTCAGGACTGGTACAAGATAGCTAACAAGCACAAGGCGCTACTGCCACGGTTCTTTGCGATTGCTAACCGCACGACGTTGGATCAGATCGACGTGCTTGATCCGGCAGAGGCAGACAACCCGCTGACCAAAGAGTTCAAGAAGTTGCCGCAGGATTTGCAGAACGTCTACAAGCAACTGCGCGAGGACTACAAGAAGTCGTCCGATGAATACATGTCTTTGCTGCTATCGAACCTGAAGCAGAGTAAGGCATCGGAAATCAGGCTGAAGATGGAAGCCAAGCGGATGAAGGTGTACCTGCCGCTCTTCCGTATGGGTGACTACTGGGTGTCGTACAACGATCAGAACGGCGAGCGTGTGTCTATGGCGTTCGAGAGCGTGCGTGAAGCCAAGCAGGCGGCTGACAAGGCGCGGGCTGACGGCATGGACGATGTCAAGGAATTCACCCGTCTTCAGCAGATTACCTATCGCTCCGCCCCACCGACCGGCTTCATGGGATCTGTGGTCAAGCAGCTAGAGGATCAGGGCGTCAAGCCGGAAGTGATTGACGGCATCTACCAGACTTACCTGTCGCTGTTCCCAGCGCAGTCTGTACGCCAGCAGTTCCGCAAGCGTGAGGGCAGACTTGGTTTCCGTGAGGATGTGTTCCAAGTGTACGCAAACGTGGCTACACGCATGGCAAATCAGCTTGCCAACATGAAGAACGCAGAGCCGCTGGAGTCCGCTGTTACTGGCGTACGTGAGGAGTTCGAACAGAACCCGACGATGGAACTGCGTGATGTTGTGGACAACATGCAGAAGCAGTTGGACTTTATCCGCAACCCGGTCAACGGCGATCTGGTGAACAAGGCTAGCTACTTCAGCTATATGTGGTTCATCGCTGGCAACGTTTCCAGTGCGCTTGTCAACCTGACTCAAATGCCGATTGTGGTCTACCCGCTTTTGGGTGGTAAGTATGGATTTGGCCGAGCAGCAGATGCCATGCGCTTGGCGACGGCGCAATACTGGAAGGGCGGCAAGGATGACAACAGCGAGTTCCTGCCTGACTGGACATTTGGTGCCAACGCCAAGGGTGAGTTGAAGCAACTGTACGACAGGGCTGTACAGTCTCAAGCGATCAGGCGCTCTACCGGCTACGAGATTACAGAAGCACGCAAGGTGAAGGTGGAAGACTTTACAGGCAAGCGTGCAAAGATCGAACACGGGCTAGGCTGGATCTTCCAGAACTCGGAACGCGCCAACCGTGAGATTACGCTGATAGCCGCATTCAACCTAGCGCGAGAGGGTGTCAAGGGCAAGCCTGGGATGTCGGTGGATGACGCCATCGACTACGCTCTGTCCGTGGTGAATGACGCACACGGCGCAGCGCTGGCAGAGATTGGTCCACGATACTTCCAGCAAGGTATCGGCAAGGTAGCCTTTACCTTCAAGCGGTTTGCCCAAGCGCAGATCTATCTGCTCGGTCGTCTATTTCATCAGGCATTCAAGGGCGTAGACAAGGACACCCGCGATCTAGCTCGCAAGCAGCTACTGGGTATTGCCGGTATGTCCTACATCTTTGCTGGTATCCAAGGTATGCCGCTGTACGGCGCGGTGTCTGTACTGGCTAACATGTTGGCTGACGATGATGACGAGCCGTTTGACATGGACGCTACTGTCCGCGGAGCCTTTGGTGACATCGGATACAAGGGTCCGGTCAACGCCCTGCTAGCTGTGGATATCGCTAGCCGTACGGGCTTTAACGGATTGTTGTGGCGCGATGACCCCAAGCGGTTGGCAGAGATAGGTCCTACGCTGTACGCCATCGAACAAGCTGCTGGCCCAGCCTACGGCGCGTTCAGGAATGCAGAGCGTGGATTGAAGCTGGTGCAAGAAGGCGAGTGGCAGCGTGGTATGGAAGCGTTGTCACCCAGTTTTGTACGCAACGGCTTGAAGGCTTTCCGTCTGGGCACGGAGGGGGCGATGACCAAAGATGGTGTGCCGATTACTGATGACATCGGGGCGTACAACACCTTCATGCAGATCTTTGGGTTTAACCCTGCGGCGCTTGCAGAAGCACAGGCTCGAGCTGGTGCAGAGAAACGTGCGGAACGAGCCATCATGGATCGTCGGGCGGCTCTGCTTGAGAAGGCGTTCTTGGCACGGCAGGAAGGTGACTCTGACGGTTTGTCAGACGTCATGGAAACCATCGGCAAGTTTAACGAAAAGAATCCAGAGGTTCCTATTACTGCCAAAAGTCTGCGGGCATCTGCTCTATCTAGGCAGCGCAAAATGGCAGAGAGTACTGGCGGTGTGTACTTGAATCCTAAGTTGCGCAACCGCCTGATGGAAACTTACGGCGGCGGTGAAGAAGACTAACTGTTATGGTGACGCTCTATGGTCATCGCCATCAGATCCCATTCGGTAAGCTTGTACCGTGTATAAAAGCCTTTGCTTCCTAACCCGTGGTAGCCAGACTGCCCCTGATGGTGCTCTGGACAAAGCGGAATCACAAGCCAGTCAGAAGCCCGCTGCGCCCCGCCCACCGCATCCCGCGGGTGGTGCAGGTGAGCAGGCGTATGACCGTAGCCAAGGTGATGGCAGAGTACGCAGCCAATGTTGGCTACTTCGTTCATGTACTGCTTAATCGTTTTCAATCTGCTCTGCCTCTAGGTTCGGGTCATAGTGCCGTTCCCATACTTCCTGCGGTATTTCAATTGACTGAAAGCGCTGCTTGCACTCGCGGCAAATCCGCTGGCGTTGCACAAAGTCGAAGGTACGGGAAACGTCTTGATACTTGCGGGTGTCGATTACTTGGGTAGGTTTGTCACATGTCGGGCACCACATTTTTTGGCCTTATTTTTGAGTAGCATTCTTTACACATCCACTGCCGACGCTTACCTACTATTTTGAAGTAGCCCCCTGGCGTGCGCCTGAAGCTATAGCAGTACACGCACCAGCGATCACTTGAGGAGTTTGTCTGCTGCAAGATAGATCGTCTCCAAAGAACTTAGCGTCGGTCTATATCCCAGCGCGTACGCGGCTGTGTTCGTAGAATAATAGTTCTCTTTGATGCCAGTTGCAGGAATGCCTGCCGGGACATTAACAATCTCATACTGCATCCCGTACCGTTTACTCATACAGTCCAGCAGCATTTGTTTTGTCACCGGCTGACGGCTGTAGCAGTCAATAGCGGTATTGAGATCCTGTCCTAGCAGGACGTTGATCATCTGGAAGAAGTCGAGTGAGCCGACGTAATCCCGCACGATTGGCGTTCTGTCTGCGCGGAACACGGTGCCTTCCTTCACCGCCCGAATCATGTCGTTGATCATGAACCGACTGTTCAGGTCAGCGGTGTGGCTGAAGTAATTGTAGATTCGTAGATCCATGATGCAGCCCGGTGTCACGCGGTGGCGCGTCTCTGCGGCTAGCTTTGCCAGCCCGTAATAGTGGTGCGGCTGGATGTTGTTGATAGGGTAGGTGGCACACTTGTGTGCGTCGGCAGGCGTGTTGAAGTTGTCGCCGAACACAGCACCGCTACTGATAAAGATGTACTTGCAGTCGCGGTTCTCGACCAGATAGTCCAGCGCCATCTTGTCGAACGTCTCTGTGATCTGGAAGATATTGCTGCCCATCTTCCTGATGCGCTCTGGGTTGCCTGCGCCGACGAAGTTGATGATGACGTCTGCGTTCTTAGCCATGGACGGAAAGTCGAAGTACGTCCGGGAAAAGAAGTTCTTCAGGTTGTGCTCGACCATCCACCGGCTCATGGCACTAGCGTCGCGGGAGAACAGTTCTAGGAAATGCTCGTCGCTGAAGGACGTAATTAGGTCACGGGCAAGGTGGCTACTTGCCCCCATGATGATGATCTTCACGTCGCCTCCTAGTCCATTAAGTCGATAAACATCAGGTTGCGCAACTCTTCCCTGTCCACCAGCGGCACCATATCTTCGAGTGGCCGCGATGACATTGTGCCGTCCGAGCGCATGTACGAACCGATGGTTGGTTCCGTCGGCTTGTGCGGGTCAAGGATGACCTCGATGATCTCTGGCTCGTTCGTGGTCAGCACGTTGGCGATCAGAGTTTTGATCTGCACGTTGCTGTGTAGCTTGCGATACCGCAGGCCGTAGCAGTTGGCAACGTTGGAGAACGACGGGATGTGGACGCCGGTATGCTCGGTAGATCCAACGTATCTACTGTCGAAGTACTTCTCCTGCGTAATCCTGATGGCGTGATACCCAGCGTTGTTGAACACGAATATCTTGATGGGCAGGTTATGGTGCTTGATGATGGCAAGTTCTTGCAGGTTGAGCTGTATGCCGCCGTCGCCTGTCACGCAGATGATCTGCTTGCCTGTTGCCATGTGCGCCCCGATAGCTGACGGCAGGCAGGATCCCATCATGGCTAGGTTCTTGGCACCGAACATCCGGGTGGAATCTTTTATCTTCAGCACCTGATGGCCGATGATGAATGCCTGTCCTGATCCTGTCGGCGTCAGCACGGCGTCATCCGGCAACTGGTCGCCCAGTTCGGCGTAGAAGTAGTACGGATCCACGTAGTGATCATCACGCACCGCCTGCATGGCAGGTGCAACAGGGAACCTGTCCTTGACCTTCTGGCAGTAGTCCAGCCAATTCTTGTTGGCTCGTACCAGCCCTTGTTTCAGCAGTTCTTCTATCAGCTTCTTGGCGCAGACTCGTGAGTGCCTGCCGACATTCAGCCCCGGCTTGTTTGCCTCTGCTGGGTCAAGGTCAATCATGTCAACGAATGCCTGCCGGGCAAAGGTCTCAATGTTGTGGCTTGTATGCTGCACACCCAGTCGCGCCCCGATAGACAGGATGTAGTCGGCGTTCTGGATGATGATGTTGGGGTAGCGTGGTCCGAACGAATTAGATCGCCCGAAGTAGTTGGGATAGCTGTCCGGGATCAGGTCTACTGCACCCCAAGTTGTCTGCACCGGGACGTTGAACTTCTGGGCTAACTGTCTAGCGGCATCCTTGCCACCGCTGGTGTAGGTGCCGTTGCCAAAGAGGATCAGCGGACGAGCGGCTGTATGCAGCTTGTGCATGATGGACTGCACCAGCTCTGGTGTCGGTGCGGCGTTGGAACTAAAGCCGGTGAAACCTTCCTGCAAATCATGGCTGATGTCAGCGCACTGCACGTCCAGCGGGATGTCCAGCCAGACAGGTCCGGGGCGTCCGTCGTTGGCGATGAAGACGGCCTTCTCTAGTTCTCGCCTGACATCCTGTGGGGAGCTGATGAACTTGGCGTACTTGGTGATGGGTTTCACCACCTCGACGATATCCAGTTCTTGGAAGCCCCTGATACGCAAGTTCAGTCCGTGTGCCGAGAAGGTCTGGGTGATGTTGCCGGAGATGATCAGCATGGGTACGCTGTCTGCAAACGCTGACGCCACGGCGGTGATGGCATTCGTGCCGCCGGGACCAGAGGTGACAAACAGGACGCCCGTCGAGTTGACCGTCCTGCCGTAAGCGTAGGCTGCGAATCCACAGGACTGCTCGTGGTGCAGGTGCATGTACTTCAGGCCATCCGTTTTGCCCACGCTGTCCAGCAGGTGCATCATGCCTCCGCCGGACAGTAGGAATACGGTGTCCGTCCCTGTTAGCTCCTTGATCCTCGAGCAGATGTAGTCAGAAGCCTTCATCCGTTTTCCTTTATAAACTCGTCGATGGTGTCGCAGACATAGGCCAGCATCTCCTCTGTCAGTGCAGGCTGTACGCCCAGCCAGAACGTGTTGTTCATCACGTAGTCCGTGTTCTCCAGCGTGCCGTGGACGCGGTAGTTCTGTCCCTGCAAGAACGGCTGCTTGGTCGCGTTGCCAGCAAACAGCAGGCGGCATCCGATCTGACGGCTCTCAAGGAACTGGGTCAGCGCATCTCGCGTGAACTTGGCAGTCGGCGATATCGTGATGGGAAACCCGAACCAACTAGGCGACGCATCCGGGTAGACGGTTGGGAACCAGAACTGATCGTAGGCATCCAGCCGCTGCCGCAGGTATCCGTAGTTGCTCTTGCGGGTAGAGATGAACTGGTACAGCTTCTCAAGCTGTGCCACGCCGCAGGCAGCCTGCATCTCGGTGATCCGCAGGTTGTAGCCCAGATGGGTGTAGACGTACTTGTGATCGTAGCCGTAGGGCAGTTCGCCAAACTGTTGATCGAACCGGCGCTTGCAGGTGTTGTTCTTACCTGGTTCGCACCAGCAGTCCCTGCCCCAGTCGCGGAAGGACTCGACCAGTCGGGACAGCTTGGTGTTGTTGATGATGACCGCCCCGCCTTCTCCCGTGGTGATGTGGTGCGCCGGGAAGAAAGACAGGGTGGCAAGATCACCAAACGTGCCGACGTTCTGATGACGCCAGCGGGCACCTAGCGCGTCGCAGCAGTCCTCGATAACCCACAGACCGTACCTGTCTGCCACATCCATGATGGCATCCACGTTGAACGGATTGCCCAGCGTGTGCGCGATCATGATGGCTTTGGTCTTGCTGGTGATGGCTTGCTCCAGCGTACGGGTGTCGATGTTCAGGGTGCTGTTGACATCCAAGAACACCGGCACCGCACCGAACTGAATGATCGGCGCGATGGTGGTGGGAAAGCCGCAGGCAACGCTGATCACCTCATCGCCCTTCTGGATTGCCCGCTTGCCTAGCGACGGGCTAGTCAGGGCAGAGAAGGCCAGCAGGTTGGCAGAGCTGCCAGAGCTGGTAGTCCTCACGGCCTTGCAGCCTAAGAACTTGGTCAGCCCTTCTTCCAGTTGCCGGTTGAATGCACCTGCCGTCAACCAGCCACGGTCGACAGCTTCGTGCATCAGCTCCTTCTCGCGGTCGCCTACCACCTGCCCGGAGGCAGGGATATAAGTCTGTCCGGCTGTAAACATTTACACCTCTTGTGGTTTAGGAGCCTGTGGCTTCTCTGTCAGGATGCCGTCGAACTTGTGGGTGCCGATGTGTGCAAGTTGCGCCCACGGTGCTGCCCAGACTGTGCCGCCGCAATGGTCGCGCCAGATTTTGCAGAAGTGGTAGTCCTCGGATAGCAGGCGTTCGCCCATCGGCTCAATGCTGGTGGCAAAGAACTCATGGATACGCTCGTTGCCCATGTTGCCGCCAAGATCGTTGGTGTCGTTGACATAGGTGGGTACGTGTTCCTTGAGCTGCTCGAAGACCTCGCGCTTGATCATCATGAAGCCCGTGCCACCGTTCCAAATCTCTACCGGCTTGTCCAGTTCTACGCGCTGCTCGTTCTGGTAGTTGACGAGATTGACCACGAACGAACCGCTGTACTTGCGCAGATCCTGTGGAGGTACGCCTGCCAGCGCGGCTGCATGGACGTTCGACCAGTTGATTTCCTTCTTGGGATAGATGCCGCAGATGATCGGCTTGTCAGACAGCAGCATGGGCAGCACGTCCTTGGGATCGAAGTGGATGTCCGCATCAATGAACATCATGTGCGTGAAGTCTGTCTTCAGGAAGCCATGGACTAGCGCGTTGCGGGCGCGTTGGATGAGCGACTCGTTGAACAGAAAGCTGCACGCCATGTCTACGCGGTTCTCGCGCAGCATGTTTTGCAAGGTCATGATTGACTGTGCAAAGTAGCCAAAGCACTGGCCGCCGTACATCGGGGTCGCCACAAAAAGTTTTGCCATTCCATTCTCCTAGAAGTTAAAGATCTGCTTTTTTGTCCATTCAAAGCCTGGACGATGCTGTGCCATCCACTCGTTGTTGCCGAGGAATTTCTCTTTGGTCATGCCACCGCTGCCGTCGCTAGACAGGCGGTAGCTGACACTGTGTTTGCCGGTAGTGCCGCACTTGATCTTGGCCTGCATCAGCGCAGCTTGGAACGAGCGGTCAGATACGATGGGCACGTACCACGCATGGCTGTGCTGGCGGGCGTGTTCTGTACGCACGGCGTAACATGAGTTGTCCACCAAGTAATGCCCGTGTGAGTTCCGATGGCAGCCGAGAGACTCGCAGTTGTCCTCGCAGACTGGGTTGCCGTCGTTGTCCACGATCTTGCGCAGGCTGTACGCCCAGCCAAGTTCATGCTGCTCCATCAGGTTGACGATGGATTCGATATGGTCAGGGTCATAGAAGTTGTCGTCGTCGAGGTAGAAGATCAGGTCTTCACCGACCAAGTAAGGAGCAGCAGCGTAAACAGGAGCCATAGCATAACCCCCGCCCCCGTTGGCAACTGGAAGATAAACAACATCAACGTCACTGCCCGCTGTAGCTGCCGCCGTAGCGTCCCAACAATCTTTACCGTGTGCGAAGACATAGTGTCTAGCCTTTATGGTTTGCGCCTTCACGCTGTCTATAGCCTGCCGGATCGTCTCGCGGCCTCGTGTGCTAGTGACTACGGCGATGTTCATCTGTTCCTCTCTATCAGTCGGTACAGTTGTTTGACTTCATGCTCGTTGCTAAATTGATTAGCCTTGTCTGACAGGATGAATCCGTCGATGGCCTCGAGGTATTCGGCATAGCGGGCGTAGTCCATGTTGGTGAGGTAGCCGTGTAAATCTTGCCAGCCACCAAACTCCCGCATGTCAATGAAGCACTCGGGCGGGATGTGGTCGGTGACGTTGGGCGCACCCCAGTACACCGGCACGATGCCTGCCATGAAGGCGTCTAGGATCTTCTCGCTGATATAGCCGACGGCGTTGTCGCAGTTCTCGAACGTCAGGGCGAACCGGTAGTTGCTGTACGTCTTCAGCTTGTTCTCTGTCTTGCCCTTGTAGCAGTGGAAGTTTTTGATATTCCACCCGTAGCCGTGCAGGTCAAACTGGAACATGTCGTTCTGCTGGAACCAGAGGATGGCTTCAATCCGCTTGGTGTACAGGCTGCCGGGGAACTGCATGTTCTTGGCCGACTGAATGATGGTCAGCAGCTTGCGGGCGCGGAAATCTTCCTCCGTCATGTGGCAACGTTGCCGGGCTTCCCAGTCCACGGTGAAGTTGTGCTTCTCGTAGATGCCCTTGCCTGCAAGCTCGTCGTTCCATGTCAGCACTTGGGAGAATTGGTCATGGTAGGCGGGATCCCAGTTGTCCGGCAGGATGGCTGGCGGCTCGTACAGCACCAGTGCTTTGCGGGCGTTGCCGATGTCCGGCTCGACACGCGGGCGGTCCATGTAGATTACGAAGTCCAGTTCTCGTGGATCCACCTGGTCAAGTGTGTACAGGTCGATACCGGTCAGCTTGCACATGTTGTGCAGCTCCATCCACGGACGCAGCAGGTTGTGGCCTACGTCACTGTTCTCGTTCTTGAATAGGTATCCGTCGCGGGTGATGAACTCATAATGATTATGGATGCCTACCTTCATTCTTCTCCCCTTCTGATTGCTTCTGCGGCCTGCGTGTATCCCAGATCCTCACAAAGCGCGGCGCAGCGTTCCCGTTCTGTCAGCGTGACCATCTTCGAGAACTTCCGCATCCACGCCATAGCGGCAGCGTCCGGCGCGTAGATCAGGTCTTCACCCTCTGCGGCTTCGTTTGCCATCTGAAATAACCTTCGGCTCATCCAAACAACAGGTGAAACAACTCGCGCAGGACGGCAACGACGAGGGCGAGTCCCACGTACATCAGAATCATGATTGCGCCAACGTCAAACGAGGAGATGTTCTTGCGGTAGAACGCTTCCCATTTGTTCTCGCTTTCTATCGCGCCGCTTCTTTCCTGCACCGTCTGGTAGAACTGCGGCACATAGTGGCTGCCAATTTTTGGCGGTGGCTCCTTGATGAACTGTCCATCTCGTAACATGTTTCCTCCTAAGTGTTATTTCTTCCAGCCCGCATGAGATCACCCGCGAAGACATGCTGTCCTACGTGGCGTAGCTCAATAGTGGGATCGGCGTATATTCTGCCACTCTCTTTTTTCCACAGCTCACAGAAGTGATAGTCCTCTGACAACAGCAGTCCTAGCTCTGTGATGCTGGTGCCGAAGAACTCGCGGGTGAGCGGTGCAAGGAACTGGCCGTTCGCTGGGTTGGTGATCAGGCTGGTGCGGTAGGTAGGCACCTTGAATCGCAGCGCCTTGAACACGCTTCTGTGGATCAGCATGAACCCTGTGCCGCCGTGCATAACTTCTATCAGGCCGTCTGGTCCAAGCGGTACTTTGTCTGGATCACCCTGATCGTCCACGGCGTTCAGCACATACGAGCAGCCGAACTTGTCGATGTCCTGCTCTCCCCGCAACGCTGCCTGCCGGATGCGATCCCAGAACAGAAACTTCTTGGGATAGATACCGCACACCATCTCTTTGTTGTGCTGGAGTAGTTTGTAGATTCCGTCTGTCGGGAACCAGATATCGGCGTCAACAAACATCAGGTAATCGTCTTGGGTTTCATCCAAGAAATACCGAGCGATCTCGTTGCGGGCGCGAGTGATCAGCGCCTCTTTGTTCATGAACTGCCAGCGTGTCTTGATGCCCTTGCTCTCAAGGAAGCTGACGTTGCGCAGCATACTGTCTACGTATTCCATGAACATGGCACCGCCGTAAGCAGGCGTGCCAATCATGATGGTGGGCTTGCCGTCGATCATGGCGCATTCCTTTCGCGGCCTTCAATAAATTCCTTTACATGCCCCAGCGCGTAGTCGTAGCCATCAGAAAACATAGCGTTGCGATATTGTTCAGCGCCTGTTAGTTCATTCACTGTTTCAAGTATTGCTTTGTGCTCTGCTGCTGCGACTAGCTTGGCGAAGCGTTCAATCTCTGGCATGAAGTCACGGAATATTCCCCAGTCATCGCCGCCAGCTTCCCGCGCCATGCGGATGATGTCATCTCTGTTCATCAATCAGTCCCTCGATCTGGTCGATCAAATGATCTGCGATCTTGCGGTCATGAACAGCCACGGTACTAGCTAAGTCATCCTTGTGAATGATGTCCATAGCATCACGCAGTCCCTGCTTGTAGCCAGACGAGAACTGATCGCTGCCTTCGAGGATCATGGTGATGGCATCGCGCACGACCTTGCTGGCCTGTCTGTTACGAGCCTTCTCCTTCAGCGCGGTGTGAACCTCCTCCGATAGATAGACGGAGTACGGAATCAGTCTGCTCGATTTTTCCACGACACGAACTCCTGCTTGATCCCCAGCATCTTTTCCACCGCCTGCTGACTTTTTGAAATGTCGGCGCGGCTTTCTACCTTCAGATACGCTTTCAACCATGATGTTGCCTCCTTCTCTGATCTCTCAATAATCTGGTCGGACTCCTGCAAGAACTGCCAGAACCCTGGATCCCGGCACAGCATTCCAGAAATGCGTACCATGTCTCTTGCCAACTCCTGCTCGCGGTTCATAGGCCGCTCTTCCTCGTTCAGCCGCACCATCACCGTCAGGTACCGGCTGCCAACGAAGTCGCGCATGATCTCTTCCGGCAGCTCGTCCGGGTGTATGCGCAAGGTCAGGATGTAGCCGGAGTTGTCCTGCTTTATTCCAACCTTGACTGCTTCAAACTGGCTAGTCTCCATTAACTAATATCCTCCACTCTCAAGGCGTACTTGCCGTTAGCCCGCTTCGTCCAGCCGTGGACCTCCACACGAATGCCAGCTTCGCGCACCCGCAGGATGGTGTCCGACTCTTGTATCTTCTTGATCCTTGCCGCAACGCCAGATGCTGTTACCTGTACGGCCAGCACTTCATCCCGACGGATCGCCAAGATGTCGCACCAGCCCCACAGGTCCTGACGTACGCGGCTCCACGGGTTCCACTTCTCCACCACCTCGCAGTGATAGCCAAGCTCCCGCAGATACTCGAGGCTGCGCTGCGTCGGTGACTTAGACGCCATACGCAATCCGTTTGATATTCGCTATCGACATACCAAACGTATCGTGAATGCGCAAAATCATCGTGGCCTGTAACGGCGTACGACCGTGCCGCAGCTTCGAGATTGTTGGTGGATGAACCTGCAACAAACGCGCAAGCGCTGCGTCATTGCGGATGTTGTACTCACTCAACAGGTAATCAATCAGATGATCCATAGCTACCTCAGAAGGGGACGTCACTGTCATCAGCCGGTGGTTCTGGCATGGGCTTCGGTGGTGGTGTGGCAGCGTTGCCATCCTGCTTCTTCCAAGTGTTGATCTTGAGAGAGAAGTAGGTGCCGTACTGACCATCGTTCTGCCAGGCATCCAGCTTGATAAGGATCTCATCCTCATCCGTTGCTTCCAGCAGACTCTTGAGATACTGACGCTCCAGTACCAAATCGCCGTACATATCTGGTGACTTGGGGTGAAGTTTCTTCTGGCTGTAATTCAACCTGCCGGTGTTAGGTTTGCTTGCCATCGGGGAATGCCTCCTTGTATGCGCCGAATGTTTGGAGCAACTCATTGTAGGCAGCGATGTCCTGCTGCTTGATAAGCTCGTAGATGTTGTTGTTCGTACGCCAGATGTCCATCACCTGCTGACGCGACTCTGCTGTGTCGAGCGCTGTAACTGAAGCCGCGACTACGACGGCAAGCCAGTCTTCAAAGTTCGTGTCAGGCTGTGCCGAGACCTTGAGCTGCCACTCGCTATCCTTGCCCGACACCTTTTTTGGCACCGCAGGCGCAGGCTTCGGCGCTGCTTTAGGAGCCGCTTGCGGCGGCGTAGTCTTTGCTGCTTCGGTTCCATCATCATCCTCCGGGGCAATGCCGCAGGCTGCCATCAGTGAATACCGGCGGGCGTAGGTCAAGGCCGATCCGAATCCTTGTGCGTTGTGCTTGTCTGCCGGAACATACAGGGAACCAGATGACATTTGCTCACCCGACTCGTGAATGAAGATGGTCTGAACGCAGATGCCGTTCTCGCGTTCTTCATTCAGTTGCATCAGGTAGATGCCATTGTTGTTGAGTGCATCAATCACTGCCTCCACGCAGGCCGACAGGTCAGCGTAGCGCGTACGGAAGTGTGGGTTATTGCTAGTCTTCAGCGCAGGTCCAAATTCTTTCTGCGCCTTGACGAGTGCGGAAGCGATGGCTTTCATTTGTTCTCCTTATTAGCTGCAAGTGGTGGTGCATGAACCGCCATAGCAACACGTTGTGCAGAATGTGCAGCGACCGCGGTTGTCGCAGTAGTTGTGTGTGGTGCAGCTTGCCCAGACCATGCCAGCGGTGGTCAGCGCCCAGATAGCGATCAGGTATTTCATGGATTCTCCTTGCGGTAGTGTTTGTACTGCTCACAGAATGGGGAGACCTGACAAAAGCTTTCGCATCTTGTCCTGCCGCCCTGCCTTACCTCGACCTTATGGTCGGGAAACTTGGTTACTATCAAATGCTCTGCCTCTTCTGCCGTGGCGCAGACCTTCTTCGCACGGACGCCACCATCTTTCATGATGGCGTAGGTTGTCTGCTTCTCCCACATCTCTTCCGGCGTACACGCTGGCATGGTGCCGCTGACTGCCGAGAAGTTAGCTTCGTTGTGCAGGGCTAGTCTGTCGCGCACGAACTGCTCGCGTGTCTCGAAGTCCCACAGCGGGATGTCGATGGTGACGATAGGTGCTTGCGGGTAACTGTCTTTGATGGCCGCTTCTCTGCGGCTCCAATCACGCACGATGCCGATGATCCGCAGGCCAGTGACAGGCGTACTCTTCACGCGCTCGACTAGCCATGCGTACAGGTTGAGCTGATCTACCCACTCTGTCTTCTCTTGCTGTACTACCCAGGCGCTGGTGACTTTGTAATCGCTGATGATGACGCTGCCGTCAGCCTGGAATTCTTGCAGGTCAATAGCACCAGAGATGCGCCAGCTATTGAACTGTGTGAACAGCCGCTCTTCGACGATATGATTGTCGTCTTTGCCGTGCTGAAGAATGTTGTGGCAGGCGGATCCGAACAGGGACCACACTTGGTCGGCTGCGTCTACTTCGATCTCGTCGGCATGACGGCGTCGCAGTTGCACTAGCTGCGGTGGAGATAGGATCTCTGTCACGCTGATCTCGCTATCGCCGCGGCTATAAGTAGGCCGCGTGATAACGTTGACGAAGGTCTGTGGCAAGTTGTGCTTATTGGTTAGTTTCATTTTTTGTCCTCCTGCCCTAGACTGTAGTCCTAGATGTAGGCCATGTCAATAGGTTTATGCAGACAGGAACCATGTGTTGCCAAGCTGGTCAAGTGTAAACGTTTACGCACTCAAATTGATAACATTGCAGGGCTGGCTGGGAGGTGGTATTGTTTCACCACTTTCTTCGCGGAAGTGATTGGCAAGCTGTTGTTGACCCCGGTACCTCCCCTTCCGGGGTTTTTTTTCTGTTGCAAACAATATCGTCCTGTCCTACACTGTGCGCGTCACTGTGACGGCAGAGACAAAACTGAAGCCCTCAAGCTTTGGTTCTCACCCTTCGGGGAACGTGCCGTCACACGGAGAACCAAGCCTTGAGGGTTTTTTCATTTCCGGCTAGTGACCGCACCGACCGCGTAGCAGAGAGCCTGCATGGGCTGCCGTCGAGAATACACTGGCCGAGGTCTCACCCGCCTGCGAGCCACGCCACCTGTCAGCGAGGGATGGCACAAGAGGGGGAAGCCAGTGGTGATAGACATCTTCCCCATCGAGATAATCGCTGCCTTCTGGGATTGCTAGGATCAGCTCATCATTGCTGGTCTGGGCAGGGAGGATAACCCCGAGTGTGCTCCGCAAGGAGGGGGGCTATCACCCATGGGGAACCTAAACGCTGATCACACAATAGATGCGTGTTGACAAGAACCATGTGTGGTATTATCCTAGATGTAGTGGTACAGTATTCACTAGATATAGGGAGGTTGAGATGACGGATGGGGATGTGATTCGGTTGTTTCACAAGGCTAATCGCTGGGATGTGCGCGGGTTGAAAACCTTTATGCACGACCTGCAACAGTTTGCTGTGGCAGTACAGGAGGAAGAGCGGGAGCGGGCGGCGATGATCTGTCACGCCTGCAAGGATATGGAATATGCCAGCGAGGAGATTGCTCGCCGGATCATTGGTCAAGCACAAGGAGGAAAAGATGGAAGCAATATTTGAAAAGATGTTGAAGGTCACGCTGTCGAACCTTCGGCAGCTAGAAGCCAAGGGGTACATCGAATACAAGGTCATCCATGGCAAGGAAGAGCATGGCAACCTAGTTGTAGGCATTCCAAAAGTGAAGCGAGCTTCCCCGCTGAATTTACCGAGGGGGGATATGCGCGAGTACGTCTTGCCGTGGGTTGTCAACATGCAGCCCGGTGACTTGGTTGAAATCCCTTACGGCCAGTATCCGCCCGAGAATGTCAGAGCCAACGCTGGCGCGTGGGCTTCTGGCAAGTGGGGCAGTGGCACTTACACATCAACGATTAACCGCAAGTCAGGGTTCGTAGAGCTGTACAGGTATCCGCTCGAAGAGCTACAGGAAAGAACATCATGATCCAATTCCACAGATACCGGCTGCCGCATGAGCCGACAGACTTCGGCATGGATGTCAGTTCGTTAGTCCAGTCGATGACGCGCGGCCTTGCTACGCAGCCGTTGGCAGGCATAGATCAGGTGCTGGAGATGGGCAGGAAGTATGGTCCACGCGACAGGCTGGCTGCTATTGCTGCACGCATGGCGTTCTGGGGTTGCTTCGAGTGGGATGAGATTGACTTCATGTTGCCAGGCGCTTTGCCAGCAAACTTCCTGCTGAAGCAAGAGATCGTCGGCTGCATGGGGTTCGAGCGTGCCAACCGACGGTATTTCATTGAGGAGGATGCGTATTACCTATACACCGGCTTTGCCCGTGAATGTATAACACCCGGTGGCAGGGCTTTCCACGGCCATGTCAGCTATCAGCCACGCAACAGCGGCCTGTTCTCCATCATAGAGAACATCGTTGCCGCGGCCATCGATGCCGAGTTAAAGGGCTATCGACTGCGGGTCGATCTGTCCGGCAACTGGTGGTCGTATGACGAGCCGTTCGAGGAAATCTTTGCCGATGTCTTTGAGTTCACCAAAGGCGACGTGCCAATGCTTCGGTTTGAGGATATGCGGGATCGGATGCTGCACCCATCATCGGAAGTGGCAAGCGAGATTGCCTGCCTGAAAGAAGGCTGGTACATGGAAATTAACTTTGCCATCAACCAGTACGTTGACACGGGCTACTCTGCCGAGCCAGATGTCGGCACGATCTTCATGCGTGGTGGGGACAAGCTGCAAACGGAAACGATCATGCCGCCTGCTGGCCTGATATGGCGGGAGCTTAACTGGATGAGCCGGTTCGTGCGGCGCAGGCACCTGCTGTCAGATGATCCGACCATCGGCAACATGATCTCAAGCGGCGACCCGACCGTAATAGATCGGTCAGACCAACTCGAGGGCGGGTATCATCATCTGCCCAACCGCAAGCTGTCCTGTATCCCCATCCTCCAGAACTATCTGGCGATGACCGAGGCCAAGGTCAACTTCTCCTGCCCGTCTGCCAACCTGGTTAACGCGGCGCAGTGGAGTCGGGGCGATACAGACAACATGAGCCTTGCCAACCCTGTGTACAGGTACTTGCTGATATGACAGATTGGACCATGCACATACCGCTAGCGGCGGGCGTACTAATCGGGATGGGATTGATGTTGTTAATCGCATTGGTCGCATTGATAGCTTTTTTCTGGGGAGATTGGGAATGAATTTAAGTTTAGAAAAGATCCGCCTTGATGGCGGCACGCAGTCACGGGTCAAGATCGACGACAACCTAGTCGCCGAGTACGCGGAGATGATGCAGGCGGGTGTCGAATTTCCGCCAGTTGTAGTGTTTTACGACGGTACTGACTACTGGCTTTCCGACGGTTTCCACCGATACCTAGCACGCAAGCGGATCAAAGCGCCGGGTATCAAGACTGATCAGCGCGACGGCACGGTGCGTGACGCAATCCTGTTTGGCATTAGCGCCAACAACAATCACGGCAAGCGGCCAACCAATGAGGATAAACGCAAGGGTGTGATCACTATCCTGACAGATATTGAGTGGCAGGATATGTCTGATCGACAGATCGCTCTGATTTGCGGCGTGTCCCACACCTACATTGGACAGTTACGCAAAGAGCTGAAGGGTGGCAACGTTTACACTAAGCAAAAGCCGAGCCAGCCCAAGCAGCAGAAGCCTGCCGATCCGGTGGCCGAGTTTGACGAGCGTGAGCTACAGCGCGAGACCATGCAAGCGGCGGTGGATCAGTTGCGCGAAGAGAACGAGGAGTTGCAGGACAAGCTGGCTGTTGCGATGGCGGCAAGTACAGACGACATACAGAAAGAGAAAGCCGAGTCAATCATCAAAGACCTTCGTTCGCAGATCAGGGTGTTGGAAATAGAACTGAAGGCTGTGAAGAGTAGCCGTGATCAGTTTCAGGCAGAGAACGCGCAGCTCATGAAGCAGGTTGCCATGCTCCAGAAGAAGCTGAAGAAGATTGAGGGATGAGATACCTGTCGGTATGCTCCGGCATCGAGGCTGCAACGGTAGCGTGGCACCCACTTGGCTGGCAGCCGGTGGGCTTCTCCGAGATCGAAGCCTTTCCCTCGGCTGTACTTGCGCATCATTACCCGGACGTGCGCAACTACGGTGACATGACTAAGTATAAGGAGTGGGATCTTGAATCAATTGACCTTCTGGTCGGTGGAACCCCTTGCCAATCTTTTTCCGTTGCCGGACTCCGGCGTGGACTCGAAGACCCCCGAGGGAACCTTGCCCTCACCTATGTCGGAATTCTTGACAGGCTTAGACCCCAGTGGTGCGTATGGGAAAACGTGCCGGGTGTCCTTAGTTCAAACGGTGGACGGGACTTTGGTTCCTTCCTTGGGGCGTTGGCAGAACTCGGGTATGGGTTCGCATACAGAGTGCTTGACGCTCAGTACTTCGGAGTGGCCCAGCGACGCCGCCGTGTGTTCGTTGTCGGATACCTTGGAGACTGGCGACCTGCCGCCGAGGTTCTTTTTGAGCGCGAAAGCGTGCGCGGGGATCCTGCGCCGAGCAGAGAAGCGCGGCAAGAAATTGCCGGAACTCTTAAGGGCGGCTCTGGCAGCCGTGGCTACCCAGACCCCAGCGACGGAAACGGTGGAATGCTGACGCTTCACCAGCCTTACCCAGTTGCCAACTGTCTGACACAGCGAATGCACAAGGGCATCAACACCACGCTTGATGAAGGACAGACACCTATCTTGCAGGCAATACCTATTCATGACCAAGCCACAAGATTTGCAGGTAAGCGTGGACACAATCAAGACGGCAAAGGTAATGGGTTGGGCGTGGGTAGGCCGGGAGATCCTGCGCCTACGCTTACCAAGGGCGACAAGCACGCTGTAGCGCTGCCGATGGCTCCGACTTTGACCGCCACCAACGATCCTAGCCGTAGTCCGCAGTCAACAGAAATCACTAATCAGGTGGCTGCCGTACACGCTGCAAGCATGGCCGTACGTCGATTGACTCCGGTGGAATGTGAGAGGCTGCAAGGATTCCCAGATAACTACACCAACATACCGTGGCGCAAGGCAATAGATTCTCCTGATGGTCCACGCTACAAAGCATTAGGAAATTCAATGGCTGTGCCGGTGATGAAATGGATCGGTGAAAGATTAGAATTACAGATGCCCAAGCCAGCGGGCTAGTGCTGGCAGCGAAGGGGAAATGATGGGACTAAATCTCCGCTCTTATCAAGAGCAGACGTTAGAAGCTTTACGCCAAGGATTTGCACAGGGTAAGCGAGCGCAGATTCTTTATGCTCCGACGGGCGCAGGCAAAACAGAGATGGCAATCGAGCTGATGCGAGCGACGAAAGCCAAGGGCAACAAAGCAGCCATGCTACTTGATCGTGTTGTCCTCTGTGATCAAACATCCAAGCGGCTAGAAAAATACAGCATCGACCACGGCGTGATGCAGGCTGGTCATTGGCGCTATCGGCCATACGAAAACATCCAAGTGTGTTCCGCGCAGACGCTTGAGCGCCGCGGCTCGTTTCCTGGTTTGAATCTGCTGATCGTGGATGAAGCGCACCAGACACGCGAACAGACGATGGAGTTCATCAAGAACAATCCAGAGATCAGAGTTATCGGGTTGACTGCCACGCCGTTTACGAAAGGCTTGGGTAAGGTGTATGACAACGTGGTCAGCACCGTTACCACCAAGCAGCTAGTCGACGAGAAGATTCTTGTACCGCTGCGTGTGTTTATCGCAAAAGAAATTGATATGTCTGGCGCGAAGAAGGTAGCGGGCGAGTGGAGTCAGGCCGAGGCATCCGAGCGCGGCATGAAGATCACCGGTGATGTTGTTTCAGAATGGATTGCGAAGACCTATCAGATCTTTGGCAAGCCGGTGAAGACTATCGTGTTTGCTTCGGGTGTAGACCACGGCACACACTTGGCACGCAAGTTTCAGGCAGAGGGTCATAACTTTATCTGCATCAGTTATCGGGATGATGACGAGTGGAAGAAGCAGGTCATCGAGGACTTCAGCAAGCCAGACACCAAGATCACCGGCTTAATAGCAACGGACATCTTGACCAAGGGATTTGATGTGCCTGATGTGCTGATCGGTGTGTCGGCGCGGCCATTCTCGAAGAGCCTGTCATCCCACATCCAACAGATGGGCAGGGTCATGCGCGGCTGCGAGGGCAAGGAATTTGCAGTATGGCTGGACCATGGCGGCAACTACCTGCGGTTCCGCGAGGATTGGGATGAAGTATTCGAACAGGGTGTCGACCAGCTAGACGAGGGCAAAGAGAAAGCCAAGCGCGAACCTACAGACAAGATCAAAGAAGCAAGCAAGTGCCCGAAGTGCAGCGCGTTGTGGCCGTCTAACAGTGACACCTGCTACAACTGCGGCCATGTGCGGGAGCGCAAGAACAAAGTAGTCGCCGTCCAGGGTGAGATGGTGGAGCTGACAGGCACGGCATCCAAGGAAAACAAGCAGGCGTTCTGGAACCAGATGCAGTACTTGATCCGGTATGAAAACTGGAGCAAGGGCAGAGCTGCGCACACATACAAGGACCGTTTCGGTGTCTGGCCGCGGGGTTTGATCGACAACCATCCGCAAGAACCATCAATGGACACGCGCAAATTTGTGAACAAGAAGCTTAAAGCTTTTCTTCGATCAATCGGGAGAGGGTAATGCGGGATCCATTTATTATCGACGAGCCAACCTGCATCTCATTCTCTGGAGGTAGGACTAGTGCGTACCTGCTGTGGCGCGTGCTGCAATCCAACGGTGGCTTGCCTGATCAGGCCATTGTTTGCTTCGCAAATACAGGCAAGGAGGAGGAAGCTACGCTCGAGTTTGTGCGTGACTGCGGGGTCAACTGGGGCGTCAAGATCCATTGGCTTGAGTATCAAGATGCAGAGAAAACCAAGGACAGATTCAAGGTGGTTGACTTTGAAACAGCTAGCCGTAACGGGGAACCGTTTGAGCAGCTAATCATCAAGAAAAAATATCTGCCAAACCCAGTTACTAGATTCTGCACCATTGAATTAAAGATCCGGACTATCCACAGGTATCTAAAATCAATTGGCTGGAGTGACCACAACGAAACGCAGGACTGGATGGGTATCCGTGCGGATGAAATGCGTAGAGCTGCGAAAGTAGATCGGAGCAGGGTTCCCCTAGTAACCGCGGGCATCACGGCGGCAGACGTTGGGCGGTTCTGGAAAGAACATTCATTCGATCTAAGGTTGTCCAACATTGGCGGCAAGACCCTGCATGGTAACTGTGACCTATGCTTTTTAAAGGGTGGCAACATCATCTTAAGCTTGATTGCGGAGAAGCCAGACCGCGCAGTGTGGTGGGCAAAGATGGAAACTATGGTGCAGTCAAGCAAGCTTGCAACGGGTGACGGTAGCAGGTTTCGAAACGACAGGCCATCCTACGCAGCGATGGCAAAGTTTACAGACGAACAGGCCACGCTCTTCACCGATGAAGAGTCTATCGCTTGTTTTTGTGGAGACTGACATGGACTTTATAGATTTCTGCCGTGGTCACGGCATCATTATCAATGACCTGCCGCCTGTCGGATCGTGGAAGCGTTACCCAACAGAGGATCACCCGAAGAAGCGCAACGGCGCGGTCAAATACATGGGTGACCACGGCTTTGTCCAGAACCATGCGACATCCACCGTTGTCAGTCTGTGGAAGCCGGAGCCTGGTAGCCGAGTGAACATTCCAGATATGCGATCAATCATCATTAGCCAAGCGAAGGCCGACCAGGAGCGCAAGAAGTTGGCAACCGAAGCGGTGAGCAAAGCAGTCCGTATGCTGAATGAATCTGGCTACCGCAGCCATGCGTACTTGGAAAGCAAGGGGTTTCCCGATGAGCAGGGTTCGGTCTTGAACATTGAGAATAAGCCGGTGTTGCTGATCCCGATGCGCGTAGGCAAATCGTTGGTCGGCTTGCAGCAGATTTGGGAGGACGGAACAAAGAAGTTTTTGTACGGTCAGCGTACAGCCGGTGCGGCCTTCAGCTTTGACAATAAGGGAATCAACATTGTCTGCGAGGGCTACGCCACGGCGCTGTCCGTTCGGGCGGCCATGAAACAGATGAAGCATCGGTACACAATCCACTGCTGTTTTTCAGCGGGGAACATGGTCCGGGTGGCCGCAGGACTCGAGCAGGGATTGGTGATTGCTGACAATGACAAAAGCGGCACGGGACAACAGGCCGCAGCCGATATCGGATGGCCGGTCTGGATGTCGGATCTTGAGGGTGAGGATGCCAACGATTATCACCGGCGCGTAGGGCTGTTCGCTTTTAGCCAGAGCTTGCAGGCATCAATGCTCAGTCTCGCTGCGCGTTGGCATGGCTAGCGTTAAATCGCCGTGCGTGAAGGGCTGGATTGTGGCAAGGGATTGCATGATTTCAACGCCCAGGGCAAGACAGCGATCACCCTCGCCGCTGTAGTCGGAAATCACCCTGACCTGACCGTCAGCATTCTCGATCAGGTACAGGGTGAACATTTTGCGTTCAGTCATCGGCGCAGGATAGCATCTTTAGTTTGTGTCAATTTCAACGTGACCTATGCGGATCACGCCATCATCTGATTCGACGGTGAAGTCGTCGTCGAATTCAATGAAGTGCCCCCATGATGAATCGTCCTGATATTCGGGCGATAAGTCCGACACTTTGACGCAGCCAATAGATCCCGAGTCCACCAAGTAATTGCCGCCGCACGATCCCTCGTAGACACCGTCACCATAGGCTGTTTGGAACATGGCAAACCGCCGCCCGTCTGGCAATTCGAATTCACCGTCAAGCGGCTGATAACCTGCGAACCGCAGATCACACAGCCGATCCCATGTATAGCTGTCAAGGACATAGCAAAGATCCCCAACGTAGTATTCACCCTTTTTCATCATAGCAATCCCCTTCAATAAATTTAATCAGCTTCTGCCCTTTAAATACTAAGTCGTCGATTTCGTTGAACCGCATCAGCGCCTGCCATTCACTATCGGCGGCAATGCATAGCCGTCCGAACCGGTTTACGGACGGCTCGAAAAAGTAAAATTCATACACTTCAAGCATGTCAATCCCCTTATTTAATACGCACGATGAAGTGTTCGCCGCAACCGTCCGATAAATCTAACTTGTCTCCCACTTCCATGTCGCGCAGCTTGACCCGATTCTCGGGCGTGTAGTTGCGGTCGGCGGTAAACCAAGACAGCGACAAGCTTTCGCACTTCGGCTCACCGTAACCTATACCCCAATAAGCGGAGTACACCGGCTCGGGTTTTGATAGCCAGACCATGCCCTCGGAATCGCCGTCGAGCCATTCTTGCCAACTCCGATAGACAACAACGGCTTCGTCATTGATGCCGACAACGCGCCCATCTTTTAGGTGAACGAAGTCGACAGTACAGCCGCCGCCCGAATTCATTGTTTCAACTTTGTTGATGTAGTCCATGTCAATCCCCTTTCACAATTCGTGTGTTGTATCAATAGACGCGCAAAACGTAGTGTTCTTGCGTTGGATGCGATAAATCAGCCGATTCGCTTATCAGTAGGTTGGCTAGTGTTTCGATATCGGCTTCGCTGTAGCCGTTGTCTGGCTTAAAAAAATCAGCGCCGTGAATTTCCGTGACGTGCTCGTCGACGCCGGTGCGCCAATAGCACACGAATTTTTCATGCCCGAATAGTTCGGTTTCCCGCAGGTTTCGTGGATCAGTCATTGTCAATTCCCCCTTTAAATTGTCCCGATCGGATTTCTTCCCTGTAAGCAGTCTTTATATCGTCCATTGTTTCGTAAAATTCACTCCAGATTTCGCTGTCTGTCGAGTCGAAGTAATGCACCACAAAGCCGTCCATGTCTTCGGTGATATAGAACGTGATATCGTTTTGGGTAGTATTCATTATCAATAGTCCCTTCCCTTGATTTGCACGAAGCCGCTTGTATCGGCTTTGGCTTTCCCCTTTGCGTAAAGCGCAACGACAACCGAGCGCGGCTCAATATGCCGCACGTCCGTGTCATCACCGTCGACAACCGACCAACCGCGGAACTCGGAAGGGATATCGGAGCGGTTCAGGAAAACGACAGCCGTCCGCTGATTTGCGGTATTTGAAAGACCCTTGATTGATATCGTTTTCGGAGTAAGCGCCGAGAATGAATAAGTTAAATCGTAATTACCGGCGGTTTTTCCCTCAAGCTTGCGGCTTGGATGCTTGGTGTAATCGTAGAATTGAACGTCCGCAAAGATTTGAAAAATCGTCCGTCCGTCGATTTGGATATTCTCGAAAGGGATATCGCTTGTACCGTTAGGACGTACAAGCGGTATCAATCCAAGCTTTTCAGCGCGGCGCTTGTGCGTCCAGATATCCGCGCAAAGCGAGAGCATGAAAGCGCGGTTGCTCTGGCGGAAAAATTCGGTTTTCGCGGCTCGGGCTTTTTGTGTGCTATTGAAAGCGCCCCTTCCGGCTGTATTCAGACAGCCGTCGAAACAACCGGCAAGCTTCGCGAAGGGGCAAAGCTTCTCGTCCGGTACTAGGTAACATATGGCCGTCAAGTAGCCGATTTTTTCACCCTTGACGGTTTTGGCGCTTGATTCACCGAGTATCGGACGGTATGGCAATCCCTCGGCTTGCAATTGTGCTTTGAACGGGTTTTTCATTTGTTTCCCCTTAGATTGACGGAGCCTTGACGGTGACGGTATAGCCGAGCGCTTTAATCGTTTCGAGCGCCGATCGGGTTAGGGTTTTGGTATTGGCTAGCCGTGCGAGAAGCTTGGCGGTTTCGCAAGCCGGATAGATTGTCGGAATTCCGTAGATATCGCGGACGGTAACGGTGATTGTCATAATTTCCCCTTATGATTGAAAAGCCGGAAGCGCTCCGGCAAGCGGTTAAATTTCGGTTTTGGCGTAGTCATACATTGACCAATTGTCCCGATTTGCCCAATGCGCGAGTTCTTCCGGATCGGCAACAATTTGCCCAACGATTTGCAGAATCCGGCCGTTATGCTCGGCCTCTCGCGGGAATTGGTAATTAATCCACTTGTCGAAGAAAGCCATGTATTCGCCGAATGTCATAAAAGCTTTGTTCATTTGGTTCCCCTAGTGATGCGCTCCGGAGTGAAGCGCTTGGACAAATCCTCTCACGAAATCCGGTATCGATGCAATAGGTTTGAAGCGCTTATCTATTGCATAGTGTGATTGTATTTATCAATCAAGCGCCTGGAAGCGATAGGCTGGCTATCAGTTTTGACCGGGTGATTGATTTTCTGTATTTGTTCCGGTATCGTGCGCCCGAAGCGCTCAAGTGAGCGAAGCGAACATCGGCTCAGAATGAAGACACCCACTAGAAAGCAACTAAGGGAAGCTATAGAGGACAAAGGGATAGCTTCCGTCCTCAGAGTTCCCCGCCAAGCCCTCACACACAAGCAAAGAAAGTTTGCTGAAGCGCTTGTACTGGATGAGATGACGGGCGCAGATGCTTATAGAGCCGCTTATACAGCTACCGGTAAAAAGAAAACACACGGTGATAACGCTAGTAGACTGAAAGCCGATAGCAGAATCCAAGCTGAGATAGCCGCGCTCGAACAGGCTAAACAGGTAGCGGCATGGCATTCCGCCGAAGCTTTGCGCTCACTTGTAATTTCAACGCTCACTTCGACCATCATTGATCCGGAAACAAAACCGGCTACGCGTATCACCGCGGCAAAAATACTTGGCACGGTGACGGAAGTAGCAGCATTCACCGAGCGCAAAGAAGTCACGCACGTGCAAGACAGCGGAGCGATACGCGATCAGATACTCGGTCAATTGAAATCAATGATGCTCGGCTCCGATGATGCAATCGATGTCGACGCAAACGCGCTACTCACAGAATTGACCGCGGATGGTCCCCACCCTGGGGGCATACCCCCAAATGCAGAACGGGACTCCGACGCGACTGTGCATACTAATCCACTCGAACCATCCCAACTAGAATCCAGCGAAGACCCCCCCTTGTCTCCAGAAACGCCTACCCCCCAGGGGGATATTTTTGGCCAAAAACCCTAGTTGCCATTTTGATAGTGTAAACGTTTACACACAGCAAGTTTTATGCCAGATGTTTTGATAAATAGAGAAATGGTAATGCGTCGGCGGGAGAGGACGTATGAGGAGTGTATGGAGGTCGGGATGACGCCGGTGCAGAAGGAAGTGTTTTTGGTGATAGATGAGTGGTGGCGGAGGTATGGGTTTGGGCCGTCGATCCGGGATATATGCCGGATACGAGGGAAGGGTGGGATGGGGAATACGAGTGAGATTATTGAGCGGCTGGTGAAGTTGGGGGTGGTGAAGCGGTTGAAGGGAAGTGGGAGAAGTGTTCGGCCGGTGTATATACAGTTTAGGAATCTGGAATGAATAGAGACGAGCAGTTGTTGTTGGAGGCGTTCCAGATGCTCTACCAGGTGTATAAGGAGCAAAAGGCTGGCCGGAAATATTTTCGGCCGGTGAGTATTTATCCTGTATTGGCGAAGATACAGAAGCGGTTGGATAAGCCTGTGCGGCAGGAGGCGATGTCGATAGTGGCGATGCGAGAGAAGGCGAACTGTCCGTGGACTTGAGTGAGTTGATAGGCAAGTTGCCTGCGGCGGAGCAGGAGAAACTGCTGGAGCAGGTGGGGCAGTATCGAGATGCGCTCGTGCGGGAGAAGGCGCAGCAGTCGTTCATGGCATTTGTGAAAGAGATGTGGCCGGGGTTTATACATGGCCGACATCATGCGTTGATGGCTAAGAAGTTTGAAGAGATCGCGCAGGGGAAGTTGAAGCGGCTGATCATCAACATGCCGCCGCGACATACGAAAAGTGAGTTTGCCTCTTACCTGTTGCCTGCGTGGTTCTTGGGTAAGAACCCACAGAAGAAGGTCATCCAGACGTCGAACACGGCCGAACTGGCGGTGGGGTTTGGTCGGAAGGTCAGGAACCTGGTGGATAGCGAGCAGTACGGGAAAATCTTCCCGAATGTTGGACTGCGAGTGGATTCGAAAGCGGCTGGCCGGTGGGCGACGAGCCACGGCGGGGACTACTTTGCAATTGGTGTCGGCGGTACCGTCACTGGTAAGGGCGCGGATCTACTGATTATTGATGACCCGCACTCGGAACAAGAGGCGAGACTAGCGCAAGGCGATCCGACGGTCTTTGATTCTGTGTATGAATGGTACACGTCAGGTCCACGGCAACGTTTACAGCCGGGCGGGGCGATTATTGTGGTGATGACGCGCTGGTCAGACAAGGATTTGACCGGGCGAGTGCTGAAATCTGACTCAACAGAGTGGGAAGTGATTGAGTTACCGGCCATTTTGCCGTCGGGAAATAGCCTCTGGCCTGAGTTCTGGTCGCTAGACGAGCTGTTGGCGCTGAAAGAAGAGCTTCCTGTCTACAAATGGAACGCTCAGTACCAGCAAAAGCCCACGGGTGAAGAGGGTGCGCTGGTAAAAAGGGACTGGTGGCAGCTATACGAAGGGGATAGAGCGCCGCCGTGCGAGTTCATCATCCAAAGTTGGGACACTGCGTACACAAAAAACCAGCGGAGTGACTATTCTGCGTGTACGACATGGGGCGTCTTTCACAAAGACGAGGATGAAAACGATGTGAACATCATTTTGCTGGACGCTTGGAAGGGAAAGGTGGAGTTTCCTGACTTAAAAGCGAAGGCAAAGGAGCTGTATGACGAGTGGGAGCCGGATTCCTGCATTATTGAAGCAAAAGCGGCGGGGGCACCGCTGATATTTGAGCTAAGACGGATGGGTGTGATGGTTTCTGACTTCACGCCGACCCGTGGCAACGATAAGTTCGTGCGTTTGAACAGCGTTACAGACCTATTTTCTTCCGGTAAAGTGTGGGCACCAGATACCCGGTGGGCGTCGGAGGTGATCGAGGAGTTTGCGAGGTTCCCGAACGCCGAACACGATGACTTAGTGGACTCCGGGGTACAGGCATTGATGAGATTTCGACAGGGCGGCTTCCTGCGTCTGGGTTCGGACGAGGAAGATGAGCCTATGGGCTTGCAGCGCAAGCGGGTTTACTACTAAACATGACGAACATTTTGGTCATGAAGCAATTGCCGCCGGAAGTAGTCGATCTGGCGAACCAAGAATTGGATTTGCTTGATGTATATGACGGCGAAGTATTCAGAGAAGGCAAGCCGGTAGCCAATTACAAGTACCGCAACAGCAGTTTGCGCTGGGCTGAGTATGGGCATTGGTTTAGCGGGGTGTTGTACCAGTTTGGCGTGATTGCCAACGAAAACTGGGGCTTTAATATTGACGGGCACCAAGCGATGCAGGTGGCGGATTACACGAAGGGGCAGCATTTTGACTGGCATCCCGACCTGATTCCGTTTTCAGGGCCGACAGACAGAAAAGTAAGCGTGGTGTGTTTGATGAGCGACCCGGCTGACTATGAAGGCGGGGAGTTCAAGATACGAGATTATCGGGAAGAGACGCAGGTACACGCAGTGCCACTACAAAAGGGAACGGTTATAGCTTTCCCGTCCGCGGTGTGGCATACGGTAACCCCTGTAGTTAGCGGCGTTCGACGCTCAACAACTTTGTGGCTAACAGGCCCATGTTTTAGATAGGAAAGACCATGGCTATTGATAAAGCAGTTAACCGCGCACCGCTAGGCTTGAGCGATATGGATCTACTCGACACAGGCGAACCTGCGGTAGAGATTGAGATCGAAGATCCAGAGTCGGTGTCTATCGGCATCGGCGGCATAGAGCTTGAGATTGAGTCAGAAAAGATGGATGACGAGTTCAGCGCTAACTTGGCTGAAGAGATGGTGGAGTCAGAGCTGCAAAGTCTAGCTGGCGATCTGCTGGGCGACTTCCAGGATGATATCGACGCCAGAAAAGACTGGATGAAGACGTATGTAGACGGTCTCGAGCTGCTCGGCATGAAGATCGAAGAGCGATCAGAGCCGTGGGAAGGTGCTTGCGGCGTGTACCACCCGCTGCTGTCAGAAGCGCTGGTGAAGTTCCAAGCCGAGACGATCATGGAAACGTTTCCGGCCAGCGGCCCTGTCAAGACCAAGATCATCGGGAAAGAAACGCCGGAGAAGCGGGACTCTGCCGAGCGCGTTCGGGACGATATGAACTACCAGTTGACGGAAGTCATGACCGAATACCGGCCTGAACATGAGCGCATGTTATGGGGTTTGGGTCTAGCAGGTAATGCGTTCAAGAAGGTGTACTACGACCCATCGCTTGCTCGGCAGGTATCGGTATTCGTACCGGCTGAAGATGTGGTGGTGCCCTACGGCGCAAGCAATCTGGAGTCATCCCCGCGTGTGACGCATGTCATGCGCAAGACTAAGAATGATCTGCGTCGGCTGATGGTGGCTGGCTTCTACCGTGATATCGACCTGCCCGAGCCAGAGAATGCGCTGGACGATATTGAGAAAGAGATTGCGGAGAAGATGGGATTCCGCGCTACCACGGATGATCGGTACAAGATTCTTGAAATGCAGGTGTATTTGGATCTGCCGGGGTACGAGGATGAGGACGAAGATGGCGAGAAGACGGGGATCGGACTGCCATACATTGTAACTATCGAAAAAACTTCGCAAGAGGTTTTAGCTATTAGGCGCAACTGGCGGCCAGACGACGACACGTACCAGAAGAGGAATCACTTTGTTCACTACCCGTATATACCCGGCTTTGGATTCTATGCCTTCGGCCTTATTCACCTTATCGGCGCTTTTGCTAAGTCTGGTACTTCTATTATTAGGCAGCTTGTTGATGCTGGGACTTTATCGAACCTTCCGGGCGGTCTTAAGACTAAGGGAATGCGGGTCAAAGGAGATGACACTCCAATTGCACCCGGCGAGTTCCGAGATGTGGACGTCGCCGCCGGTACGATCCGGGACAACATCCTCCCACTTCCGTATAAAGAGCCGAGCCAAGTTCTTCTTGGATTGATGAATCAGATCGTTGAGGAAGGTCGCCGATTTGCTGCGGCGGCAGACCTCAAGATCGCAGACATGTCGGCCAACTCTCCGGTCGGCACGACGCTGGCTATTCTGGAGCGCACGCTCAAGGTCATGTCGGCAGTGCAGGCGCGTATCCACTACGCGATGAAGCAGGAGCTAAAGCTGCTGAAAGACATCATCCGCGACTACACGCCGGACGAGTACGACTATACGCCGGTGGAGGGTACGCCGCGTGCCAAGAAGTCGGACTACGACGACATAGATGTGATCCCGGTGTCCGATCCAAACTCGGCCACGATGGCACAGAAGGTTGTGCAGTACCAGGCTGTGATGCAGATGGCGCAGGCCAACCCGCAGATCTACGACATGGTGGAGCTGAACCGGCAGATGCTGGAAGTGCTGGGCATTAAGAATGTGGGCAAGCTGGTGCCGAGCGCGGAGGATCAGAAGCCGCGGGATCCGGTGACGGAGAACATGAATGTGTTGAACGGCAAGCCGGTCAAGGCGTTTATCTATCAGGATCACGAAGCACATATTGCTGTCCACCGTGCGGCTATGCAGGATCCAAAGATTGCCGCGTTAGTCGGTCAGAACCCGAAAGCGCAGATGATCATGGCGGCTGCGATGGCGCATATCAACGAGCATGTGGCCTTCCAGTACCGGATTGAGATTGAAAAGCAGTTGGGTGTACCGCTGCCGGATATGGAAAAGCAGTTGCCGGAAGAAGTGGAAGTCGAGGTTTCTCGCATGATGGCTGCGGCGGCAAGCAAGTTGTTGCAGAAGGATCAGGCAGAAGTTGCTCAACAGCAGGCGCAGGCAGCGGCACAAGACCCGCTGGTGCAAATGCAGCAGCAGGAGTTGCAGCTCAAAGCGGCAGAAGTCGAGATCAAGCGTCAAAAGCTTGCTATCGAAGCGGCTGCCAAAGAAGACCAAATGGAAATCGAACGGGCGCGACTCGAAGCGCAGGAGCGGATTGCAGGCGTTCAGGCTGGCGTCAAAGCGGCAGCAGAGAAGGCAAGGCTCGATGCAGAGATGGAAGCCAAAGGGTTCGACATTGGCAGCAGAATTGCCAAAGACAGGTTAGAGCTACAGAAACCGCAGTCACCCAAGAAGAAGGGTTAACACATGGAAAAAGCGTTTGAAATTATTCTCAAACAGGTACGTGACAAGCGCGAACAGATAGTAGAAGCGGTGGCTAACAACGCGGCCAAAGACTTCGCGGACTATCAAAAACTTTGCGGCGAGATCCGAGGTCTATCGCTAGCGGAGGGTTTTATCTTGGACCTTGCAAAAAAAATGGAGTATTCGGATGAGTGAACTATTAATCGCCAGTCAAGATGGCGAGACTTCAACGCTGCCAGAAACAGCCGAGGAGAAAGCAAAGCAACTGCCGGAGCCAACTGGGTATCACATCCTAGTAGCGCTTCCGCCTGCCGAGGAAAAGTTTGACAGTGGCCTCGTTAAAGCAGACCAAACCATGTACGAGGAAAAGGTACTGGCAACTGTCTTTTTCGTTCTGAAGATGGGACCAGACTGCTACAAGGATGAAAAACGGTTTCCCAACGGCCCATGGTGCAAGGAAGGGGATTTCATTCTCGCCCGTCCGAACACCGGCACCCGACTAAAAATTCACGGTCAAGAGTTCAGGCTCATCAATGACGACGTGGTCGAGGCGGTAGTGCAGGATCCTCGCGGCATCAGTCGCGCTTAACAAAGGAGAAACAAATGGCAGAACAAGATCGTGAAGATTTCAAGTTCCCTGATGAGCAAGAGGACAAAAAAGCCGAGGCTCAGTCGGAGGAATTTGAGTTCGAGATAGAGGACGATACCCCGCCGGAGGATCGAGGCCGTGAGCCGATGCCGAAGGAGATCGTCCAGGAGCTAGACAGCGACGAGTTGGAAGAGTATTCCGAAAACGTCAAGCTGCGCCTGAAGCAGATGAAGAAGGTGTGGCACGACGAGCGCCGGGAAAAAGAAACCGCGTTGCGTGAACAGCAACAGGCTCTGGCTTACGCCCAGCGTTTGATGGAAGAAAACAACGCGCTCAAAGGCCGGTTGAACCAAGGCGAGCAAGTCTTTGTTGAGACGGTCAAGAATGCGGCAGAGCTGGAGCTGGATGCGGCCAAGAAGGCTTACAAAGAAGCCTACGACTTGGGCGATGCTGACCAGTTGATTGAGGCGCAGACCCGATTGAATCAGGCGCAGTTCAAGTTGCAGCGGGCAAATGAGTTCGTGCCCACTAGACATGAGCCGCAAACTGCGGTACAACCCGCACAAAATCCAGTCCCCCGTCCTGACCAAAGAGCCGTTGAGTGGCAAGAGCGCAACGAATGGTTTGGTAAGGACGAGGAAATGACCAGCTTGGCTCTGGGCTTGCATCAGAAGTTGGTCGGTCAGTATGGGACGTCATATCCGTCTACTGACGAGTACTGGAAAAAGGTTGACGACACGATGCGTCGTCGATTCCCAGAGTATTTTGCAGATCGGGACGAAGCCCCTGCGCAGGAGACAAAACCCCAGCGCGAGAAACCCGCCCCTGTAGTGGCTCCTGCAACGCGCAGCACTGGCTCCAAAAAAGTCAAAGTAGCGCAGTCGGCAGTCAACACAGCCAAACGACTGGGTGTGCCGTTGGAGAAATACGTACAGGAAATGATGAAACTGGAGGGTAGATAAATGGCCGAGAACCGTATGCCACGTAGTACAGAAAACCGTAACCAAACGCAGCGCCCCCAGCAGTGGGCACCGCCGGAGCTTCTGCCAGAACCAGATAAGCAGCCGGGTTACAAATACCGTTGGATTCGCGTGACGCTTGGAGGCCAGTCCGACGCTCGCAACATCTCTACCAAAATCAGAGAAGGTTGGGAGCCAGTCAAGGTCGAAGAGCAACCGCAATATTCACTGCTAGTCAACGGCGAGGGACGGTGGAAAGACTGTGTCCAAGTCGGCGACGTGATGTTGTGCAAGACGCCAGAGGAGTTGGCCGAGCAGCGTAACCAACATTACCTGCAACAGTCGGAACAGCAAATCAAGGCGGTGGACAACAACCTTATGCGGCAAAATGACCCACGTATGCCGCTCTTCAAGGAGTCGAATTCATCGACTTCGAGAGGTGGCGGTACTTAAACTTTTTGGAGTAAACGATGGCATATCCTACTGTATCGAAGCCTTATGGGCTTCAGCCGGTCAATTTGATCGGCGGGCAGGTGTACGCCGGTTCCACTCGTCTGTTCCGTATCGCGGCTAATTACAACACCAGCATTTACTATGGTGATGTGGTCAAGCTGGCCTCTGACGGTACTATCGTCAAAGATACGGGCACAACGACTGCGACTCCGGTTGGCATCTTCTTGGGTTGCACTTATACCAACCCATCAACCAAGCAGAAACTGTACTATCAGTCGTACACGGCCAGCACTAACGCCGATGACATCCAGGCGTACGTAGTGGATGACCCGGACGTTCTGTTCAAGGTTGCTGCTGTTTCTTCCGGTACTACCGTGGCTTTCTACAGCTCGGAGCAGATCGGTCTGAACGCAGCGCTGGTGCAGAACAACGGTTCTAACACCACTGGTGATTCGCAAGTTGCAATTCTTGGCACTTCGTTTGCCGTTACTGCATCGTTGCCAATCCGCGTTGTTGATATTGTTCCTGATACTTCGAATAGCGCTAACGGCTATTGCGAGTTCATTTGCAAATTCAACGCACCGTACATTGTTTCCACGTTCACCAATACGTCTAACCTCGTTACCTCGACGGTAACTGGCGGTCATGCGTATCTGAACCCGACTGGTGTTTAAGGAGTAAGACATGGCTATTTCACGCGCACAACTACTGAAAGAGCTACTGCCTGGCCTGAACGC